GAGAAATTTTCTGAAAAAATCAATCATCAAAAGTAACGTCAACAAGCGTGGGGAAGGTATAATCCACACCATCCCATGTATAGCGGCAGATGAAATTGGTGCGGAGCGTTGCGCCGAAACCGTTCTGAGAATCAACGTAGGACTTTACATAGAAGTAATCGGAATCGCGCACAACGGTCCAGTCGTCACCGAGAGCGTCCGGGTACACGGCGGTGGAGGGAGACTTCAGATAATTGGAAACATCGGACTGGGCGGAGTTGCAGAGGGTAACGTACTGCATGGACGACACGAGAATGTCGTTTACGTCACCGACAACGGCACCATCGTTGTAAATATCCATGTCACCGGCATAGATGCGGCAGACCTTATAATCGGCATCGAAACGGATTTTGACAACGGATTTGCCCCAGTTACAGTATGCTTCATTTGTGCCGATGGCCTTGACAAGACGAATGGTGGTTTCATCAAAACCGCAGTCAAGCATCGTCTGCTTCATATTGAGGTACTGATCCAGCGGGTAGCCGACGCGATCCGCGTCGGCCTGCTCCGGGTGCGGGGTAGGTTCCGGCGTGGCGGTGGGGGTTGGTTCCGGCGTGGGAGCGGCAGAGGAGACGGAGGAAGAATACGCGGGAGGCTGTGTTTTGCTTGGGGTGAAAACGCGGACAACAAATTTAACAATAAACACAGAAAGAAGAACAAAGATGACAAGTGAGAGGACGAAAGAAAAGCGGCTGCCGGTATCGGGCTTTTGATCGTTCATAGATTTACACATCCTAAATAAAAAATAGCAGGGTCTCCCCTGCTATGGTGAAGCGGATGCGGGCCGGAGGAAACGGAACAGCGGCACGCATCTGTATTGATTTAAGAACATAGTAACACACAAAAGAATAAATTGCAACATAAAAGGCCAGAACCGGTGTGGTTCTGGCCTTTTTGCTGTTGGGCGGGGCGGGAAAACTCCCTCCGGCCCGGCGGATCAGTCTACCCGCCGGAGGAAGATGCGGTATCGAGGTCTTTTTTTTGAGGATCGGGCGGGGTCTGGGAGAGCTTTTCGACAAGAGAATCCATGTAGCGCATGATAGCGGCGCGGTCCTGCGGGGGCAGGTCGATAAATGCGGAGACGATGGCCTGTTCACGCGGGGTGAGCTGCTTTTCCTCGGCCAGACGGGCGAGGATAGAGGGTTTGGATTCATCCAGCATGGAGCCTGCGCCGGTGCGCAGCCATGTTTCGTTGACGCCGAACTCGCGGCAGATAGAAGTAATGGTTTGGTCGGTTGTGCCGTTCTCGCCGCGCTCCACCTTGCTAAGGCCGGATTTTGTCATGCCGATGCGGCGGCCAAATTCCTCAAGGGTAAGTTTGAAATACTGGCGGACTTCCTTTATGCGGTTATTCAATGTGTTCACCTCCTTTTCTAAGGTCAGTATAGAACAAAAAGTGTCGAAAGTCAACTTAATTTTGGAAAATGGTGTTGACAAGGTGTCGAGAAGGTGCTATTATGGGGGCGTGAGGTGTAGAGCAGACACAAAAAAGATAACGGGAATACACCTACGACACACGCGGGAGGTGGAAAATGTGCTGACGGTGGAAAAGCTGGCGCAGGAGCTGAAAGAAACACCGGAGCTGAAACGCAACCTTATTATGCGGGTAGCGCGGGAGCTGATAGACAGTGAAGCGTTTATGGAAGCATACCCGCGCATTTACGAGATAGCCCGGAACAAGACTGACGCAAACGATGAAATGGCAAAAATAATCACCCGGCTTTTTAAGAAAAACCGGGTGAGCGTGCAGGATGCCGAAACAATCCTGCACAGGGCCGCAGACCTTTATAAAGGCGAGTAGGTCCAGCCGGAAAGATCGGTGGGAACATCCTGTAAGGCGTCGATTTCGGGGCAGCCGGTAACGCGGCAGAACACGTTATCGGCTTCCGCTTGGGGCGTTGTGCAGGATTCCCAGACGGTGCCGCCGAACTTTATACCGAACGTGCCGTCCGAAAGCGGGACGATATAAAGCGGCCCGGCGGAGGAATTGTAGGACCACATGAATTTACACCTCCTTCCCCTGCCATTGTAGCACGGGATGAGAGAAAAGACAAAGAGGGTGAAACCATGAGTGAGAAAGAAAAGGAAATGCGCGAGATGGTGGAGACGCTGCGAAAGCTGCCGGACCATGCGCAGGAGAAGATCGGTTATATGATCGAGGGCGCGGCGCTGGTGAGCGGTGCGCACGAGGATGAGCCGAAGAAGGACGGCGGTGCGGCGTGAAAGAAACGGCACACTATGTAGGACCGGACGGCGAAGCACTGCACCCGGGAGACAGGATAGGCTTAGAGCCGCCCGGCTGCTTGAAACGCGATGACGGGCTTGATGCGTGGTTGACGGCGCTGCGGCACGAGATGGCGCGGGCCTGCGAGCTGCCGACAAAGGCAATGCTCGGATACGATTTTCCGCACGCCCTGCCGCCATACGGCGGCGGCTTGGGGCCTTGGCGCTGGCTGGGGGTTGATGAACTGAAAATCAAGAACCAGGAATTGATGATCCTTGGAAAGGACGGCGTGAAGATGGAACGAAATGTGAAAGGCATCGGAGAAGCCGCTTTACTGGCGGCGCTGTACAACGCGGCAAAGCCGGACGAGCAAGACGCAATGTACAGCAGGCACGAGAGCATGACGAAAGAGGAAGCGTCGGCGCTGCTGGACGAGTTGAGCGGGCACAACGCGAATACGCCGGTGAGAATCGACAAGCTGTACGGCAGGTACATCCTTATGACATTCTGGCCGGGAATGACGAAGATCGACGGCACCGGGTACGACGCGCAAAATGGATGGGGCAAGGCCGCCACTGTGGTGGAGAGCTTGCGCAGGGAGATTGCAGCGAAGAAGAACGCCGAGCGGAAAGCGGAGCGGGCAAAGCGGCACAGGGTTGCTGCGTGCTGGCAAGATGACAACGACGGAATTTGCACCATAGCAGACGGACACAGCGAGCATCAGAACATTATGGTTGCCGCGTACCTGCTGGGCACGATGTTGGCGGATGTGCAGGAGGAATGCAGGAACGCCGAATACAACGGTGCGATCATGAAGGTTGACGAGATCATCCGAGAGTGCGGAAGAAAGGGAGAAACCGATGAATGAAGGGTATGTAAAGGTTTCGTGGGAGAATAACGCGAAAACCGGGGCGGTGGAGAACATTGCGATTGACACGGAGGCAAGCGCGATGGAGGAAGCAACGGCAGCCTGCCTTATGGTGCGCCACGCTTGTGAAACCATTATTGCACAGAACTGCGGCAAAGAAAAGGCAAAAAAATGCCTGCTGGACGCGGTGGCACTGGCGCTGGATGCGACGGATGAAGAAATCAAAGCGCAGGCCGGGGCGCCGGGCGCTGTGACACAGCAGTGAAAGGACGGCGGAGACGATGGAAAGCATTGAACTCGTGAGAGTGATGTGGAACCCGGCAAGACCGAATAACTTTGAAACACATAGCAGGTACATAGGGCCGAAAACGAGCGGCAACGCTGTTGCTATGGCGGCACGCGCTGTGCTGGAAGAGATGGTGGAAAAATCCTGCTTGGACAGAGACGAAGCTAAACGGCAGATCATGAACAAGGTTGCACTTGCGCTGGGAGCGGATAAGGCGGACGTCATTATAAGCATTGTGGATTTGCCGGAAAAGGCGGATGATGGGGTGAAGCCGGAATGAGCGAGGATTGGGGCCTTGTGACCCTGCCGACAAGCGGCGACCCGGAGAAAATCGCCATCGGACGGCTGAAAGCGGCAAGCGACATGGCGCTGAAGTATTACGGCACGCCGTTGGTGGTAACGACCAGCGGCGGCAAGGACAGCAGCGTGTGCGTGGAGCTTGCACTTAGGGGGGGCATCCCGTTTGAGGTGCAGCACAACCACACAACTGCGGATGCGCCGGAGACAGTGCGGTTTGTACGGCAGGAGTTTGCCAGACTTGAAAATCTGGGCGTGAAATGCACCATCAACTACCCCGTTTATAAGGGAAAACGCACAAGCATGTGGGACTTAATCCCGCAAAAGCTGATGCCGCCGACACGAATCATGCGGTACTGCTGCGCCGTGCTGAAAGAGCAGGGCGGAAACGGGCGGTTCATCACGACTGGCGTGCGGTGGGCGGAAAGCAGCCGAAGAAAGCGCGACAGAGGCGTTTTTGAAGCATACACCCGGAACAAAGAGAACAAAATCGTTTTGAAAGGCGAAGAACAGGAGCCGAGCAAAATATTTGAAGGATGCAAGGTGGCCGCAAAGCGTGTAGTAAACCCCATTGTGGACTGGACGGATAATCAAGTATGGAGCTTTTTGCAGGATGCAAAGGTGCCTGTCAACCCGTTGTATGAATGTGGGTTCAGCCGCGTTGGCTGTATCGGCTGCCCGATGGCGAGCAAGAAACGGTATGCGGAGTTCCGACGCTGGCCTGCTTACGAGAAGCTCTACATACAAGCCTTTGACAGGATGCTGGATGAGCGCAGAGCGCGCGGGAAGCTGGACGGAAGCTGGATGATGGGCGGTACAGGGAAAGATGTGTTCCGTTGGTGGATGGAAGAAGATGTACTGCCCGGGCAAATTTCTGTGGATGACATTTTAGAGGACTGATCCCCGGCGGGAGACCGCCGGAATATGGGCGGGGCGCTTAGCGACGGCGTTTGCAGCACGGTTCAGAGCCGTGGACCCGCAAAAAACCTCCTATTCTCTATAACCACATGGCTGACAGCCGGGAAAGACCGGTACTATTATGCCGCCGCCGTGCCCGCATGAGGACCGGCGGGGCCATCCCGCGGCTGACAGTGGGGGAAAGTTTGTCGGCACCCGGCACGGGTAAAGTGCAGGGGCAAGGGCGATGTGAAACGGACAAAGCCTGCACCCCGCCCCGGCAACCTGTTCACGCCGGGGTTTATATGAGCCGCGCCGAGGTCGGCGTGCAGGGCTTGGGCATTTGCCCTGCACGGCTGGTCCGATACCAGCACGCGGCACCAGAGAGAAAAAGAAAGGCGGTGCGCAGTATGCGGATCGAGGATGTGAGGACCCCTACCCTGCCGCTGGCGGATGCCTGCGAGATTTTGCGGTGCGAGGGATACCGCATGAGCGTGGACAAGCTGAAAGCGGGAATTTTTGGCGGGGTGTATCCGTTCGGTGAAGTGATAGACCGTGTGGAAGGGTTGACGAAGAACGACTGCTACACGGTTTACACAGCGTTTTTACAGAAGTGGATCGAAGAAAGGCGGGTTGGATGATGAAGAAGCTGCGGAGAAAGAGAATGCTGTTGCAGGGCGTGAGCGCTGTGTGCAACATGGGCGGTACATGGATGGTGGTCGTGACGGTTTGCCAGATCGTGCAGAGCGCGGAGCGAGAAACAGTGGGCGGCTTTGTGGTTGGTATGCTGGCGGCGCTGGCGTATGGGCTGTGTGCCCTGCTTTTGTGGAGCTATGGGCTGGACCTGGCAGCGGCAGCGCGGCGGATCACGCGGGAGGTGGCAAGGATGCAGGCCAAGGAAATGTATGCGGCCATGCACGGCATGGCACCGATGAAGCCGGACAAGATGTGGAAGAAATGCGGGTGATGCGGCGTGCTGGATGTGACGATTACGGCCCCGGCGGATGTGCAGGCGGAGGAGACGGATGTGTGGGATTTGGCGCAGATGTGGGCGGGGCTCCGAGAGGAGTCCCGGGCGGAGTTTGAGATCACGGGCGAGCAGGCGGAAGAAGTGTACAGATACCTGCGCCGGGTGATCGGCTATGCCGGGTGCTGGAACTGGAAGCGCGAACCGTGGGTGCCGCCGGAAAGGCCGGAGAAGCTGCGCGGGCTGCGGCAGTACGGCCCGGCACGGGTTGTGACGGAGCCGCCCGGCGGGGTGCTGTGGCTGAAATGTGCACGGCGTTTTAAGAAAGGAAGTAGAAGCGACCATACTTGGGAGGAAATATGCAGCAATGCAAGTTTGTTTATACCATCACCCGGGCGGACTGCCGCGCTTGTAACGGGCTGAACGCAGGGTGCAGGAATTACGAGCCGAACCCTGACGCGAAGGCGTGGCGCGAAACGGATGCAGAAGCGAAGCGGCGGCTGCCGAAGAAGCTATTTCCGCCGTGTGAAGTAAACACGGTAACGCTGCAAGAGGAACGATGGAGACCGTTAGAGGGCGGAAAGGCCCGGCGGAAACCATGAAATTACCCTGCTGAGTGCTAACAGCGGGGCGCAGAAATACTCAGAGCGGGGCGGCGGTGCTGATGGCCGCTGCCCTGCTTTGTTATAGGGCGGGTGGCGCTTGCAGAAGCAGGCGCAGAGAGCAGGGCCGGACCCTGCACCCGGCACAAGATGGATGAATTTTGAAAGGGGCGATGTTGAGGATGGTTACGGCAACGGTGATCGCGGTATCGGTGCTGGGTGTATGCGCGGCATGGTGCTGCGGACGGGACGCAGGATGGCGAGAAGCAACGCGGGCGCACACGCACAGGATGGAGACCTACAAGGACTGGGTGTGGCACCTGGCGGGCAAGGCACGGGATCTGGCAGATTTTAAGGCCCGGTATGCCGTGGCCATGACGTTGGACGAAGGAGAGGCGGACGATGGCGTGGGTGTTTGACTGGCACAGCCAGGACGGCAGAGCCACGGGGCCGCTTAATGTAGCAAGAACGGTGACGGCGCTGTACGGCACAGGGGGGGCAACACGCCGATGGTAGTGGATGTTTTGTGCAGGGGCAGCACGCAGGGAGGCGCAGAAAGCCAGATGAATACGGGAACGACGCTGACAACAGACCATGACAGAACGATCATAGCGCACAAAAACGAAGCTGTGGCCCTGCAAGGGAACATCATTGACAGGGATGCAGGCATGAACGGAGCGGGCGTAGGAGAGGATGTGAGCTTTACCTTGAACACGGTGGATCGGCACGGGGTAGCCTACGATACGGGATGTCTGACGCCGGGAGAAGCGCAGGAACAGCGGTGTTACAGCGCGGACGCGCCGGCACCGACACTGCAAAGCAGAGAGTGCGGCGGCGGACAGGGAAAATCATTTGTGCAGAACGCAGGCGAAAATGTGCAGCCGAAATACATAGTGCGCCGCCTGATGCCGATTGAGTGCGGACGGCTGCAAGGGTTCCCGGATGGCTGGGGTGAGATTGAAGAACTCCCGGCGGATATGCCGGAGGAGACCGCCGCTTTTTGGCGGAGCGTATATGCAACCGACTGCGCTATTAAAGGAAAGCGGGCACGGAAATCAATTCTTAAACGGGTGAACAAGCTGGCTGCGTGGCATAACCGCCTGCACACAGATGGTGCCGAGTACAAAATGTGGGGCAACGGTATGGCTTTGCCCAATGCGCTGTTCTTTGTGAGCCGGGCGCTGGCGCAGATCAGCGCAGAGGAAAACCGACCCGTGGAAAGTCTGAAACTTGGCAGCTTATTTGACGGGTCAGGCACGATGCCGCTGTGTGCGGCGATGTGCGGCGCAAAAGCTGCATGGGCCAGCGAGGTGGAGCCGTACCCGATTGCCGTGACCAAGACACACCTGCCCGGAATGAAACATCTGGGAAGCGTGACGGACATTGACGGCGGAAAGATCGAGCCGACGGACGTTATAACGTTCGGCAGCCCGTGTCAGGATTTGAGCGTGGCGGGCAAACGCGCCGGGCTGGACGGAAACCGTTCCAGGCTGTTCCGCGAGGCGATACGCATTATTTTGGAGATGCTGGAGGCGACCGACCGAAAATACCCGCGGTTTGTGATCTGGGAGAACGTGCCGGGGGCTTTATCATCGAACGGAGGGAAAGACTTTGAAACCGTACTTAACGAATTACTGCGACTTACCGGGGCAGATCAGTTTGTTCGACAGCGCGGAAAGTGGGGGGGCTGCGAAGGGTACGGAGCGGTGGCCTACCGACTTGTCAATGCGCAATACTGGGGAGTGCCCCAACGGCGCAGAAGAATTTATGCTATCGCAGATACTCGTGGAGAATCCGCCGACAAAGTATTATTTGAGCGTCAAGGCAATGGATGGCATTTTGAACCGCGCTTCCCGGCGGGGGAAGAAATTGCCGGAATTGCTGGTGACGGCTATCGCTGGCATGAAAGAATGGTGGAGGCAAAATCCGCTGGGGGGTATGACCCCGCCTACACAATGAAGATACGGTCAGGATGCGAGGGCGGCGGCAAGGGTGCGCTGGTGCAGAATGACTTATCTGCCACGCTGGCGACGCATCAGGACCAGACAGTGTTTGCACCGAGGACGTTTAGCTTTGACAGTTTGGCGAGCAACAGTATGAAAAGTGCGAACCCGTACAGCGGATGCAGAGAGGTAGACACGGCGAAAACACTGGATTGCGGAGCGCCGGACCCGAATAGGAATCAGGGCGGGATTGCGATTATACAGAAAGGAAACGAACATGAAAGAATGGCGGAGGAAAAATGAACAGTAAGGTTATGTTTTCCAGCAAGACGGATATGTGGGCGACGCCGCAGGAGTTCTTTGACAAGTTGGACAAGGAGTTTCACTTTGAGCTGGACGTGTGCGCCGTGCCGGAGAACGCGAAGTGCAGGAGGTTCTACACGAAGGAGCAGGACGGACTTGCGCAGCCATGGACGGGCCGGGTGTGGTGCAATCCGCCGTATGGCCGGGAAATTGGCAAGTGGGTAAAGAAGGCCTTTGAAACTGCTGCGGGGGGGGGATTTGCGGTAATGCTGCTCCCCGCGCGGACAGATACGCGGTGGTTCCATGACTACATATACGGGAAGGCGGAGGTGCGGTTCGTCCGCGGGCGGCTGAAATTTGGCGACAGCAAAAACAGTGCGCCTTTTCCGAGCATGGTTGTGATTTTTGGAGAAAGGAAACGGACATGAAAAAAGTAATTGCGATTGATTTTGATGGGACGCTGTTTGAGAACAAGTGGCCGGAGATCGGGATGCCGATTGCGCCGAATATCAACCGCGCGAAGAATGAGAAGGCAAACGGCGCGGTGCTGATCCTGTGGACATGCCGGGAGGGCGAGAAGCTGGCCGAGGCGCTGGCCGCCTGCAAGGCCGTGGGGCTGGAATTTGACTATGTGAATGAGAACGCGGACGAGCTGAAAGCGGCGTTTGGCACGGACCCGCGAAAGATCGCAGCAACGGAATACTGGGATGATAAAAATGTGTGCATGGGGCGCTGCGGGAAGGGGTGCTGAACGATGGAAGAAATCAATGTGATTCTGGACGAAGGGGCGATTGTGCCGACGAGGGCGCACAGCGCAGATGCCGGACTGGATTTGTACACGCCGGAGGGGTTTATGCTGCTGTCATTCGGTGAAGTTGACAGCCATACGGTGGACACGGGCGTACACATTGAGATCCCGGAAGGGTATGTCGGGATGCTGAAAAGCAAAAGCGGGCTGAATGTGAACCGGGGCGTTATCACAGAGGGCGTGATCGACGCCGGGTATACCGGCAGTATCAAGGTGAAGCTGTACAATCTGGGCGAGGATATACAATATTTCCAGCGCGGCGACAAGATCGCGCAGCTGGTGATCCTGCCGATTGTGACGCCGGCGCTGAAGCTGGTGGACAAGTTTGCCGAGACAGAGCGCGGCGACAACGGATTTGGCAGCACGGGGAGGTAAAAGCCATGAATATGCAGAAAATGGGCAAGCTGTGCAAGGAAAGCATGAGCATGAAGCTGTACCGCAAGGGCTACACGCAGTACATAAGCGACGGGATCACGATGGTGGAGATACCGCGGAACTTCCATGCCCTGTGCGATGAGAACGCGGCGGCAGCGGTGTTTGGCTGGACAGACAAGCAGCTGGATGAAATCAGCTGCGAGGTCGAGGAGCTGGATGTTATCAACGACCTGTATGAGGTAACAGGCATCAGCATGGACGATGTGAGCGGTGAGGAAATTCCGTGCAAGAAAGCGCCGATTGGGTTTACCTATGCCGGAATGCGCCTGCTTGTGCTGCGGGATGAGCGCGGCGGGATCGCAGGGATCAATGAAAGGCAGATGGAGCCGATCATGGACGAACTGAAAAACGGGCAGTACATGGTGTGGTACAGGCGGACGATGAATAACGGAAACCCGTACTATGTGCTGAAATGCGGGATGTACCTGCGCATGGCGGTGTTGCCGATTGTGTTTGATGATGTGTTTGCGGCGGCGCTGGACGAGATCAGGGCAGGGCTGGCGACGGCAGCGGCAATACGGCAGCAGATGCACAGAGAGGGCGAAGAAAATGACGGTTGAGCGAGCGGCGGAGATACTGGGCGGCGCGAAGGGCCACGGCAAGGAATTTTACGGCGAAGTGGTGGAAGCGTGCGTGATTGGCCGGGATGCGGTGTTAAAACTTGTGAAGAAATCGCCGTTCCCGGATGGAGACAAGAGCATTTACGCCTGCGCCTGCTGCGGGAGCGGAGAATACCTGTTCAACGAGGACGGAAACTACAACCGCTATTGCGGGAACTGCGGGCAGGCCATTGATTGGAGCGAGGATGCAAAATGAGCGAAGTTGTGCTGAAGCCTTGCCCATTCTGCGGTGAGGTGCCGGGAATCGAGCAAACGGAAAGAGGGTACAGCGGTCCGGAAGATGCGATTACGGCAACATTTCAGGTGCGTTGCGAGATATGCGGCGTAGGGTTTGAAAGAAAAACAAGGGTAACACTGGACGAGGACGGCAAACCAAAAGTCTTGTCGGACGGACGCAAGGGAGTAATCGGGCTGTGGAACATGAGATCGAACAGGAAGTAGCCTATGACGGTAAACGGTGAAAGGCTGGCTTGCGGATCGAAAAAATGGTGCATGAGGTGTTCCCCGGCGCGGTGGTGATGCCGATGCTGGCGCAGAACATTGTGCGCAGGAATTTTTTTGAAGCCGGAGACGGTGTGGTTTTTGGCAGAGGATGCAACTGCCTACAAATTGTAGGCAGTTGCTTACGGAATGTAAGGAACTGACAGAAAGTGAGGCTGACGATGGGAAAGAGTGCAGCGCAGGACATGAAAAGCCTGCTTGTGGCTAACGGCATGACGAGCAGGGCGGCGGGCCGGGTTGTGGAAATCTTGGAGCCGATGAGATATTTTGAGATTCCGGCGAGCATGACATACCATGGCGCGTGGCCCGGAGGGCTATTTGAGCACAGCTGGGCGGTGACAAAGCAGCTTGTGTGCCTGACCGACAAGCTGGGGCTGAAATGGCAGATGCGGCGCTCCCCTGTTCTGGTTGGGATGCTGCATGATCTGTGCAAGACCGAGGAGTACGAGAAATGCGGCGACGGCTGGAAGCACCACAGGCTGAAAGGCCACGGAGAGCGCAGCGCTGCGCTGGCAGAGGCGATCTTGAACGATACCGGGGCGTTGTCGCTGACGGAGGAAGAACGGCTGTGCATCCGCTGGCACATGGGCGCGTTTGACGACAAGGAAAACTGGAATTGTTACGGCGCGGCCATTGAGGAATACCAGAATGTGTTGTGGACGCACACGGCGGACATGGTGGCAAGCAGAGTGCTGGGGGTGTGAGCGATGGAAAAGATTGCGGTGGAGACGGAAATCTGGCCAGCGGATGTTAAGTACGCGGAAGAGATAACAGAAGAAAGCCTTGCAAAACTTGGCGAAAAGTTCATGCAGAGAATGTGGGAGATGCCGCGCGGGAAAAAGGTCTGCGTAAGCTGCATTGAGCAGAGAGAAATGCCGCCGTCCGGTATGCCGATGGTAATGCGGATTCTGCTGGATGTGCAGGAGGTACAGGAAACGAACATTGTACGAGAAACTATGCCGCAGATGTCGGCAATGGAGTACATGAAACTGCTGTACAAGAACGAGCCGCTGGGAAAGCGAATCGCGGGCGCGGCGAAGATGATTTTTGGGAGGTGGTGAGCAGATGGAAGATGCGAGGATCAAAGCGCAGAAGGATGCGCAGGGCTGGGCCAGTGTGATGGCCGGGAATGTGTACAGGCATTTTAAAGGCGGGCTGTATGTGGTGCAGGGCGTGGCTGTGCATAGCGAGACGGCGGAGCTGCTGGTGATCTACACAAGCAAGGACGACCCGCAGAAGATGTGGGCAAGGCCGCTGGAAATGTTCTTGTCGCCGGTGGACAAGGAGAAATACCCGCGTGCGAAGCAGAAAAAGCGGTTTGAAAAGGTAAAGGCGGTCAGGGATGAATAGTTGTTACCACTGCACCCGGCGGAAACCGGGCTGCCACAGCGTATGTGAGGACTACAAGCAGGACTGTGAGGAGTACGAGCAGCGGCGGGCGTATGAGCGCAGGTTTGCCAGCGTGGACAGTATGCCGCAGACGCAGACTGTGTACAAAATGATCTATGAGCAGAAGAAACGGGGCGGAAAACAGTGAGACGGAAGAAAGAAAAGCCCATTGCGGCGGGAGATGCCGTAATCGTGAGGAGGCAGTGCGCAGACGGCGGTGTGCGGCCTGCGTGGGGCAAGGTGGCATTTGCGGCCAAGGGCGGGCGGTTCTACGTTGTGAACGTAGAGCTTGTGCCGTGTGCGTTCCGGCATGAGGTAATGATGATGCGGGAGACATTTTGGCCGGAGGATGTGGAAAGGGCGAGGATCAAGGGATGAAACGAGTAAAAGTATTGATCGTGCTGTTTGCGTGCATGGCGGTGATGGGCGTAGGGCTGGTGATGGCGCTGCTGGCAAAGATGCTGGGGCTGACGGCAAAGATGCTGACGATTCCGGCGAAGCTGCTGGTTGATACGGCGATTGCCATACAGCTGGCGGCGGTTGACTTATACAACACGGCGCGTGGCTGGTGGCGCTGGGCGGTGCGGTAAAGGCAAAGAACGGGATGCAGGGGCGAGGCTGCCCCTCATCCGGCCCTGCGGGGCCACCTTCAGTCTACGCGCTAAGAGCCGCCTACGGCGGTTGCGCTACGACACGCGCCTGCGGGCGCAGCCCCACGGGGGAAGGCTTGGGAGCTACTTATTTATAATATAGTTGCCACCCGGCGGGTGCCGGGAATTTTTTAGCGGCCTGCGGGCCGCTGGGGGGCTTGTATACGGTTTTATCCTTTCCCCCATTCTCTATCATTGACAAAATCCAAACGAGAGAGACTGACGCAGGCAGGATGTGAACGGGAGGGCGCAGCGGTGAAAGCCAGATATGTGCGGGAGCAGAAAACGATATGCGGGCAGGAGTACATGGAAGTGGACTTGCTGAACGTGTCCCCTGCCGAGCACCGGGCGAGTGTGCGGGCAAAAAAGCAGTTTGCAAGCAGCCTGGCAATGAAGCGGTGCAATGACCGCAATGCCCTGCGCAAGCTGCGGTGGAAGGTTTCGGAGAATTTTACCGAGCGGAAAAAGAAAACATGGCTGGTGCATCTGACCTATTCGGAGGATTTTCTGCCGGAGTATGACGAGGACGCACAAAAGGCGCTGACGAACTACATTGAGCGGCTGAATCGGCGGCAGCGGCAGAAATACAAAGAAGCTATGGCGAAGGACCACAACAACCCCGGCGGGGTGCTGCGCAAGGTAAAATACATTGCGGTGACGGAGTTTCAGCACGCCGACGAGGAAAAAGGGCTGAAGGAGGTGCGTTACCACCATCACATGATCTTGGAGTGCGATTTGAGCATTGACGAGATCAAGGATTTGTGGGTGACGCGCTGCGGCAAGGGCTGGGTGGAGCCGCTGGGCCTTGTGAAGGCGGATCGCGCCGAGTTTGACAAAGGCGGGCTGGATGCCTACTGCGAGTATATCACGAAATACGAGGGCAAGCGCACGCACAAGTGGCGGCAGAGCAAGGGCCTGCGGATGCCGATGCAGCCGAGGCCGAACGATACGCGGTATACGCCGCGAAAGCTGGCAGAGGCGGCAACGCTGTACATAGACGACAAGAAATTTTGGGAGGATCGTTACGGCGTGCTGAAGTTGGGGCACGGCGAGGTGCGGCAGTATGCTTTTGTGGGGGCGGAGCCGCGGTTTAACGAGGTCACGGCGGAATGGCATGTTATCGCTCGGTTCTGGGCTGATCCGCGCCGGCAGGAGACGAAAAAGGCGGTGCGCAGGTGGGAGTAAGGCTTGAACTGGAAGATTTGCCGCCGCGATACCGGGCGCAGGCGGAAAGGCAGATCGCGGAGAGGAAGAAGCGAGCCGGGAACGGGAGGCGGAGGCGAGGCTGCCCCTCATCCGGCCCTGCGGGGCCACCTTCCCCCACGGGGGAAGGCATGGGGAATGTGCCCGAGAGCGAAAAACGGTATTACAGGGAGGTGATATTGCCGAAGGTGGCGTGCGGGCTGGTAGTAAAGGTGCAGGAGCAGATCGTGTTTGAACTGCTGCCGGAAAAGGCGTATTGCGGGCTGAAGCTGCCGAAGGCACGGTACAAGCCGGATTTTGTGCTGACCTATGCGGACGGCACCGTGGAGATCGTGGAAGTGAAGTCAAAATTCACCCGGCGGATGCAGCGGGACTATATTTACCGGCGCAGGTTGTTTATTGACCTGATCGCAGAGCCGCGGGGCTGGAAATTTACGGAATGGTACGCAGACAAGGAGGACTGACGATGAGTGACGAAGTAAAGCTGTGCGAGCTTTGTAGGATGCACAAGAAGCTGAACATCGGCCCGGCGGGGGCGTTGTGGCTGGAAAAAGACAGCACGGGAGATGCGCTGCTGATGGTGGAGCCGGTTGTGGGCCGGACGCTGCCGGTGGCGGTGCCGGTGTGGTTTTGCCCGGCGTGTGGGCGGGATTTCAGGCCGAGAAAAGAAGAAACAGCGGAAGGCTCGCTACCGGTGGACGCTGAAAACGAAGAAACGGCGGAATGCTTGCTGCCGGTGAGCGCTGAAAACATGGAATACCTGAAAAGCAAGGCAAAAGAGATGCAATGGAGCGTTGATGAAGTGCTGGACCGAGTGCTGAACGATTGCTACTGGGCAGATAAAGAAAAAGAGCAAAAAAAGCAGGAAGCGGGGACGAACGATGAAGCGAGTACCTAACTTTTATCGCAGGAACGCGGCGGCGGGAGCCGTGCGCCGTGTGCTGGACAAAAAAAGAGCAGATCCCGAGGAAGCGCGGGAGACGGTGGAGCAGATCGTGTCGCTGTGCGTGGCTATGGCAGCAGTGAGCGTGATGGAGTGGAACGAGGGGCAGAGGGACGAGTATCTGCGGTGTGCGAACTGCTGCATAGAAGATTACAACATCCGTGCAGCTGCGCACAACGACCAGAGGGCGGCGCAGAGGTGGCTGGACAGCGTTGTGGAGGGGCTGCGGTTTGTCCTGCCTGCGGACGAGAGCCTGAAGCGCAAGGCGGCCAGAGAAGCGCTGATCCAGAAGAGAATGAGCAGCGACAGGGCGTGGAAGCTGTGGGCGGCGGCGATTGTGGCGAAAAAGCCGAACGGCATGTGCATTGACCGGGAGACGGCGCAGAGGGTGCTGGACGAGGCACGGGACTACTACCGTAACAGGTTTTTGCCTGCCGTGAGGCTTGGCGACGGGTACGGCATGGAGACGCTGCGCCGGGATGCGGAGAATGTGCTGGGAGATGCCGCGCCGCTGGCGTTGGGCGCGGAGACGACGGTTTACAGTAACAGAGTTTGGTAACAAGGGGGGTGCTGTTGTGACGGCGGCAGAAGCGGAGATCATCATCAAGTATTATGCGGACATCGCAGGACAGCAGAGGGCTATTGTGCGGGAACGCATGACGCTGGACGCGGAGTACAACCCGCTGCGTGGCAATGCGCTGGACGGGATGCCGCATGCCGCCGGAAACGGCGACAGCACAGCGCAGAAAGCAATGCGGATGGCCGATACGGACACGGCGCGGAGGCTGTGTGAGTTGGACGTGCGGGAAAGCGTTTTGCAGGAGGACAAGGCACTGATACGGGCGGTGCTGGACCGGCTGAACAGTAAACACAAAGAGCTGCTGGCGACGCGCTATATCGACGGCCACAACTGGGAGTTTACGGCGTGCCGGGTCGGGTTGTCCCGGCGGCAGACGATCCGGGTCAGCGTGGTGGCGTTGACCAGGCTTGGCGCGTTGTTGCAGGACGAGCCGCAGGCGGGAGAAATCCTCGCGCGGGCGCGTGATGCGTGCGCGGTATAAAGGCGGGGCGGATCGTTTACGCTGAATTTACGCGGAAAGTCAGCGTAAAATACGCTGAAGCAGGCCCGGCGGGCCAGATGCGTGCGCGTGCGTGAAAGAGATTTTTTGCGGGCGGTGAATTTGTGCGGGGGCGTTGGATTTCCGAATACGGAAAAGGGCCGGGAGAAAAACAAACTTGCGAAAGGTGGAATGACAAGTGAAATTGTGTGACAGGTGCAGGGTGCCGGGCTGCCTGCTGGACTACGGCGGCAAGGCTTGCAAAGAGGCACGAAAGAAGCATTGCCCAGATGTGGTTTTTACCAATGCGGATAAAATCAGGGAAATGGACGACGAGGCGTTGGCGGCGGCTATCGCGTGTCCACATGACGACGATAAATGCCCCGGCCCAGGCGACGCGAAAACCTGCATAAAGTGCTGCTTGGACTGGCTGCGGGAATCGGCGGAGGGGTAAGCATGGCGCAGATCGTGACGGCGCAATTTGTGGGGATGACGTCCTGCGGGTTTGTGGCGGGGAAATACTATGAGATCGAGGTGAGCGCCGGGCGGAGCGGGTGTCTATGTGTACGAGATGTGCAGGGGCAAGGGCTTTGCCTCTATTCCACGCTGAAAAACCTGAAAAGCAACTGGCGTGTGCTGGATTTGCGGGAAACGGAAAATAAATAAAAATATCCCCCGGCGGGTCGTTGTGGCGGCCTGCCGGGGGATCGTTGTTGTGGGAAGATTACTTGCTTTCGATGCGGGACTTCCAGAAATCGTCGGTGGGGGTGTAGCCGTCGTGCTGCATCTTTTCAAGAACGGCGTCGAGGATGTAGCTGAGGGTGCTTTCACCGCCTGCGGCCAGCGTGGCGGCCTTGATGTCGTCACCGTACTGACGCCAGAGGGTTTCCAGCAAGTCGCCGTGGTTGATAAGATCGTTGATGGCGTCGCTGCGGGTGTGGCGTTCCCCGGCGGATTTCGCCTTGTCTTGGTGTTTGAGAATCGCGTTGACGGTGAGAGAATCGGGCGTGAAGGACATTTTCATGGTGAAGCCTCATTTCGTTGTGTAGTCGGGCCAGAGGTCCGATGTGGGGGTGAAACCGTCGCGGGTCATGCGCTCGCGGACGGCTTGCAGGATGTAGCCTTGCAGGGATTGATCAGATGCGGCGGCGGCGGCGCGGAGATCATCGACAACAGGCTTTTGCGGGCGGATTTCAACGCGGCCACACTTGGCGTTGAAAGTATCGTTGGAAATGCGCTTTTTAGCAGAAACGGGCATTTTTATAACCACCTTTCGTGTAGTATCTTGATTATAGCACGCCGTAGTGTAGGGGCGCAAGAGAAAATGTGCGGAATATAACAACTGCTGTTGTGGGTGGCTCCCGCGACCTTGCCCGGCGGGCTGCCGGGTGGTTTCGGCCCGTGCCGGGGGCCATCGTCAGGCGGGGCGTCTATTCCTCGATCACTATTTCTGCACCGGGAAGGTCATATACTTCGCCGATGGCCGCAAGCTCTGCCCAATCGGCAACCTCGGCGGCATCACAGTGGGTATAGCCACGGTCAACGAGAAAGTCATAAATGGCGTAATGATCAAGCGTTCCGAAATAGAATGTGGTTGTGCCAATTTTGATGGAAATTTTGCTGTACATACGATTTTCTTCCTTTCTGCGGGTGGCTCCCGCGACCTTGCCCGGCGGGCTGCCGGGTGGTTTCGGCCCGTGCCGGGGGCCATCGTCAGGCGGGGTTGTGGGCGGCAAGCTGCATAAGTGTTGCGGTGGTGGGGACCAGGTGGCGGGCCATCGTGTCGTTGTAGGAGGTCTCGCCCTCGAAGCTGTCCACGACGGCGCGATCTGCTGTGCTCATGTCGTGGTAGGTCTTTTTGCCGTAGGACGGCGGCAGCCAGCCCTTTTTCTGGGATGCGAAGATGTTGAAGGATTTCAGCACATCGGCGTTGGTGAACTCGATGTGACAGGTGCCTTTTTTGTAGAAAGTGACGGTGAAGTAGTGCAGCTGGATTTTGGAGGTCTGGAAGCTGTCCTCGGCAGCTTTCAGGTCAGCACGGAGGTAGTCGCCGTTGTAGGCGGCACCGTTGGTATCGAGGAAGTGGAGCGTTTTCTCAATGTTGGCGAGCTGATCCACTGCGTGGGTGGGGCGTAGCCTGTCGGACCAGTACGACCAGACGTTGCAGCGGAAAATGACACGCTTGCCGATCTTATACGCATCGTTGGTGCACCAGCCGTTGTAATAGTGGACATTTTTGCTGTACTCGCTGTTGTAGTGGAGGTTGGTCCAGTCGTCGAAAAGGCGGATGATCTCGGACTCAATGCCGGACACGATGTTGCGGGAAATTTCCTCGCGCACGGTCAGGATGTTGTAGCGGGAAAAGTCGTAGTCGCGCAGCTCGTGCAGGCGCTCGCGGTAGTCGTTCTGCATCGTCAATGTCATGGCGTCGCGGATTTGGGGAAGGTCGAAAAGCTGCTCCCAGAACAGCCCGCGCAGGTCACGCAGAGCGTCGTTGTAGCCCTTGTTGAGGGAGACACAGGGCGCGGGGGCGCTGCTGTCGCCCTGCTTTTTGGGCAGAGTGAACAGCGAGGAAATGCCGTCGTATTCTTCATACAGGCGGGCGAGACCGTCCGCGGCGGCGTTGTAGCGCTCGACTGCTGCCGTGATGGGGTCATTGCTGACGAGGGCGGCAAGGTCGGGCGCGGCCTGGTAGCGCTGTGTCGTCTCGGCGTTGAGCTCTAAGCGGATGCGGGAGACCGGCGGCGCGGGCGGGATCGTGACGAAAACGAGCGCAACCTCCACCGTGGTTTTGCGGGCGGCGTGGGTGAAGGCGTCCTGTTTGTAGGTGATCCGGGCGTTGTACTTGGCAAGCAGGGCGGCAAGCTCCTTGCGCTCGTTGGTGCAGGGGTTGCGGATCGTCTCGGCGTTGAGGATGCAGCGGACTTCCCCGCCCCGCTCCATGATGTGCAGGGCGTGCAGCAGGTGACGCGCACCCTCGGAAAACGGCGGGTTCATGATAATTGCCTTATAGTGGGCGCGTGGCGTGAAGGTGAGAAAATCGTCGTGGATGACGCGGAAACCGGCTTCTTTGAGGGTGGCGCGGAGGGCGGCGGACTGCTCGATGCAATCAAGCTGCAGGGCCTCCAAGCGGTACTTGTTGTTGGTGCTGTAGTAGTCGTCGCGGGTGCCATCGCTGTTGTAGTGGATGTCGGCGGCTTTTTCGATGGCGCGGGCGAGGTCGCCGGAACCGGCGGACGGCTCCAGGATGGGGCCGCCTGCGTACTCGATGCTGTGACCGTCGATCTTGAGACCGGCGAGCAGCTCCGCGGCGAGGGCCGGGGGCGTTGGGTAGTAGTCTTTGCTGTCGTTGGGGATCATGGTGTTGGTACCTCCTGTTTTTTGGTTGTGGCGGCGGGCCGTTGTGCAGCTGGCCCGCGGGGCGCTGCTGCCGCTGTTGGCTGCCGTTGGTCTTATGCCCGGCGGCGTGCTGGGGTGATCCACTGACGCGGGGATCGTTTGCGGGGCCTGTTTTTGTGGTGATAAGCGGCCCGGAAACCATGCCGGAGACGTCCGGCGGCGGGTGCAATCTGTTTTGCGGGGAGATGCACCGGCTCCCGTTGGTCTTGTGCCGCTCCCCCGGCGGGGCGGCTGCCATTGTGTGGCGATGGGTGCGCGTTGGCTGGATCGTTGCCGGGGCTCGTGTTGTGTTGTTACCCATGAGCGCCCGCCGCGGTTGTGGCGGCGGCTGGGCTTGCACCAGCGGCGCGTTATGCGTCGGCCTTGCGGGTGATGGGCTGGCGGCGCTTGCGAATCGTGGGGCAGATGTGCTCATTCTCGATGTAAGCACGCTTGTCTGCTCTGGCCTCGGCCAGCGTGGTGCAGCGGCTGATCACCTCGGGACCGTCGCCGTAGCCGTAGTTATAGACAAGCTCATAGAAATCTTCAGTTTTGCGGGTGTATGCCATGGTGTTTCCTCCTGTTGTGTTGTGGGTAGGTGAATCGGGTGGACCCATGAGCGCCCGCCGCGGTTGTGGCGGCGGCTGGGCTTGCACCAGCGGCGGCGGATGCCGTCGGCCTTGCGGGTCGTGACAGGTCATGCGAGGACCTGCGCGGCGATGGTGGCGAAATCGAGTTGCACCGGCTCCGGCGCGGGGGCGTCGTCGTGCAAGGTGTGATGCTCGACGACTGCGACGACTGCGGCGGGCTTGATGGGCTCCGGCGTGGGGGCCGATGCCGGGACCGTGGGCGCTGCCGGTGCCGTTGTGGCGGTGGCCTGCTGCGCGGCCTTGCGTGCCTTGCGAGCGGCGGCAAGCTCGGCATTGCGGGCGGCGATCTCCTCCGGCGTCTTGACGTGGACGGGGGCCGGGCGCTCGACCTGGGCGGCGGTGAACAGGTAGCAGCGCTTCATGTAATAGTGCGCATCCTCGGCGGCGTCCTTGCCCTGGGCGGCGGCCTCATCCCGGCGGGCCTTGCTCGGCTTATCGGTCCAGCGCCACAGCATACAGGACAGCAGCGCCTTTTGACCGCCACGGACCTGCAAGCCCTGCGCCTTCCATGTGTTGTAGGTGTGCAGGTTGTCGGCAAGGATCAGGCGCTCGGCGTCGGGGGTGGCGTCGATGAGGTTGCCGTCGGCGTCGGTCTTGGTGATCCGGGCAGCGCGGGCGGCGATCTGCTCCGGCGTGGCGACGGTTGCCGCCAGAAGGTGGACTTGCTCGGGGGTGAAGGTGGTGCCGATGGCCTCATAAATAAGGGTGTTATTATCGCGTTTCATAGTGGTTCCTCCTGATTTTGGTTGTTTTCGGATATGGGGCGGGGCTGCTTTAAGCTGTGCAGCCCTGTGAGAGTATCAGCGGGAAGCGTCGTCCAAGCGCTTGATGGCGTCCACCAGAGGGCAGAAAACCGTGTCGTAGCCATTGCAGCCTGGCAGCATCTGGTCCGCGATACTTTCGGCGGCGTCCACGATGCCACGCCGGTGCGATGCGTCGAGGTTCATAGAGGCGGAGATCAGCGCGCCGGAAATGATGGCGCGGAGCTTGGCACGTTCGCCGGGTGTCGTTGGGCGCCGGGTGTCGTGGCTGCACCCGGCGCGGTCATAGCTGCGAATTACGATAGAGGCGGAAATTTCGGTGATCAGGTTGTTAAAAAGTTCGTCCTTTGTCATTTTGAAGGTCCTTTCTTTTTGTCTGGTTGATGCGATCCACCTTGCCCAGATTGCAACCCGCGGCCCTGCTGGGCGGCGGCTCCTCTGGTCGGTGGCTGTTTCGCTGGTGTGATTGCATAATAGCACGCCGGAGTGTGTATGTCAACACTACGGAGTGCGATTTGGAGAATTGCACAAAGCACTACGGAGTGCAACTGTGCAATTTGCACAAGCTGCACAGGATCGGGCCGGATCGCCAGCCCAGCAGCAGGCCGCCAGCCCAGCAGCAGGCCGCCAGCCCAGCAGCAGGCCGCCAGCCCGGCAGCAGGCCGCCAGCCCGGCAGCAGGACGCCAGCCCGGCAGCAGGCCGCCAGCCCGGCAGCAGGACGCCAGCCCGGGCAGCCAGGCAGCAGCCCGGCAGCAGATCGCCAGCCCGGCAGCAGGCCGCCAGCCCAGCAGCAGGCCGCCAGCCCGGCAGGAGGCCGCCAGCCCGGCAGCAGATCACAGGCCCGGAAGCTATGTTATATACGCGCCTGCGCGGGCGGGCGCACCCGCTCCGCGCCGCTCTAATGTTCCTGCGTGCGTGCTCGGACGCGCAGGTACTGCGCGCGCGCCCGCGGGCTATGCGGGTTCTGAAGCGCGAAAGTTGGGTAGGTTTGTAATTTTTTTTGGCATTTCCGTTTGGGCGGGGCGGAAAAAGTGGGGGTTGAAATTGTCGGGAAAAGGTTGATTTGGGCGAGGTGCGGTTGATGATGGGTTGGGTGAAGTGGTGACAAATTGTCACCGGTTAAGGATAAGAAAAATACAAAGCGTATAAAATATTTTTGAGAAAATTTACAAAATGTCACCCTATGGCACGGTTTGGGGGGTAAAATTGGTACAGTGAAAAAATAAAGAGAGCGCCCGGCGGGTTATCCTGCGCGGGCGTTTGGCATTTATGCGGCAAGTTTTGGAGGGAGGAACGATGGCGCGGAGATCGGATGCGAGGGATAAGGCGAAGGCTGAATACATCCGGCGGCGGGCTGTTGGGGAAAATATCAACCTGAAAGAATTTGCCGGGGAGATGGGCGCGAACTATGAGAGTTTGCGCCGGTGGAAAGTAAAGGACGGCTGGGAGAAGGACGTGCCGAGAAAGCGCGGCGGGCAGCCGGGAAACACGAACAGCAGGAAAAAGAAAAACGCAAAGGGGAATAAGGGCGGCGGCGCACCCAGGGGAAACAAGAACGCCGAGAAAGACGGAGCATACAGCGCCGTCTTTTTTGATGCCCTGCCGGACGCGGACAAGGAATTTTTAAACCAGACACCGACGGGGGCTGTGGAAAACCTGCTGCATGAGTTGAAAGTTTTGCGGTGGCGGGAAAAGAAAATCATTGAGAAAATCCACGAGTATGAGCAGGTGGAGGACGAAGAAACTTTGTACCTTAACGGTACGATGATGGACATGGAGATGAAGGACACGCCGTTTGCAAGAATCCAAAAATTGCAGGAGGCGCTGTACAAGGTGCAGGGCCGGGCGGCAACGATTGCCGGTGCGCTGCGGCAGGCCGAGGAAAACGACAGGCGGTACGAACTTGAACGGGAACGGCTGGAACTGGCGAGGATGAAGGCCACAGGCGAGGTTGAGGTTGCCGATGCGGAGCCGACGCCGGACGAAACGGAAACCGGGACGCAGACGAGAGAAAACGAGGAACTGTGAACAGGGGCAGAAAAAGGCGGCGGAGGTGACGCGGCATGACGCTGTATACGAGCAAGGCGGTGGCCCAGTGGTTGGGGCTGACGGAAAGACGGATACGCCAGATGCGCGATGCCGGGATCATACGGGAGGCGAAACCGGGGCTGTATGACATGAAACCTACGGTGCAAGCCTACCTTGCCTATTTGCGGAACAACACAGGAGATTTGAACCAGCAGCGGGCAGAGCTGACGAAAACGAAAAAAGAGCTTGCGAAGCTGGAATTGGACGAGCGCAAGGGCGATCTGCACAGAACCGAGGACATTGAACAGGCGCTGACCACGATGCTGATGAACTTTAGGACAAAGGTCATGAGTATGCCTGCCAAGCTGGCAAAGACACTGGCGGGCATGAGCGACAACGCCGAGATATACGACTTACTGAAAAAAGAAACGGATGAAGCGCTGGACGAGTTGAGCGACTACGACACAGCGTTTGCCGTACAGCAGGAGGGCGCAGACGATGGAAGAACTGACGAAGAACCAGAGTAAACGGTGCCGTGCCTGCGCTTTTGGTGAGGTCGTGAATGAAAGTACGGTGTTCTGCCCATTTGGGCGGTGCGCAGCAAAGAGGTTGCAGCGATATGGCAAGAAGAAAAACCATAGCCGTGCCGCCGCAGACAAGGGCGATGCTGGCGCGGGTGGTGGCAAAGCTGAAACCGCCGCCGGCCATGACGTTGAGCCAGTGGGCGGATAAAGAGCGGCGGTTGAGCCAGGGAGCAAGTGCCCTGCCGGGACGGTGGCGCACGGACAAGGCACCCTACCAGCGCGGCATGATGGACGCGATCAGCGACCCGCATGTGCGCAAGGTGGTTGTGAAAAGCTGTGCGCAGATCGGCAAGACGGATGCGCTGGTGCTGAACACGATAGGCTACTACATGAACTATAACCCCTCCCCCATTATGGTTTTGCAGCCGACATTGGACATGGGGCAGGGATTCAGCAAGGAGAAGCTAAGCCCGATGCTGCGCGACACACCCTGCCTGCGTGGACTGGTGGATAACCGCAGCCGGATGAGCGGCAACACAATCTTGCTGAAAAACTACCCCGGCGGGTATTTGGTCATAGTGGGCGCTAACAGCCCGGCCAGCCTTGCGAGCCGACCCATCAAGGTGCTGCTGGCCGATGAGATAGACCGATACCCGGCCAGCGCCGGAACCGAGGGCGACCCGCTATCGCTTGCCGAGAAGCGGCAGACGACCTTTTGGGATAAAAAGCAGGTGTTTGTGAGCACGCCGACGCTGGAACAGACGAGCCGGATCAAGGTGGAGTTTGAGCACAGCACGCAGGAGGAGTTCCAAATCCCCTGCCCAAGCTGCGGACACTACCAACCGCTGGTGTGGGCGAACCTGAAATTTGACCCGGAGAACCCGAAGGACCCGCAGTATGTGTGTGAGCGGTGCGGCGTGGCAGACAGTGAGACGCACTGGAAAAAACAGATGATCCGCGGTGAGTGGGTGGCAAAATGCCCCGGCGAAGCGGCGCGGGGATTCCACCTGACAACGCTGTGCTCGAGCTTTTGCAGCTGGGATGAAGTGGTAGAGAAGTTCTTGAAAGCAAAAGAACAGCTGAACGCAGGAGACCCGGAGCTGATGAAAACATGGGTAAACACAGAGCTGGGCGAGACGTGGACAGAGCAGGGCGAGACCGTGGAGGAAGCAGACCTGTACGGGCGGCGCGAAGCCTACAAGGCGGATGTGCCGGACGATGTGGTAGTGCTGACTGCCGGAGTAGATACGCAGGATGACCGCTTTGAAGTGGAGGTCGTGGGCTGGGGAGCCGGAAAGGAAAGCTGGGGCATACGCTACCAGAAGATTTACGGGGACCTTTTGAAGGATACAGTGTGGAAAGACCTTGACGAGTTTTTGAACAGAACATGGTACAAGGCGGACGGTACGCCGATGAAGATCATAGCGACCTGCATGGACAGCGGCGGACACTTCCCCGACGAGGTGCTGCGGTTCTGCAAGGACAGATGGCACCGAAGGATATTTGCCATTAAGGGCCGCGGCGGCACAGACACGCCGTACCTGAAAAACCCGACGAAGAACAACCGCGTAAAAGCACCGCTGTTTACGATTGGCGTTGATACCGGCAAGGGCATTTTATACCAGCGATTGAAGGTGAAGATGCCGGGGCCGAACTACTGCCACTTCCCGCAGGGAGAAACGGCGGGATATGACTACAACTACTTCCGCGGGTTGACAGCGGAAAAGATGGTGGTGCGCTACCGCAAGGGGCGGGCCGTGATCGCGTGGGAGCTGAAGGGCGACTACAAGCGCAACGAGCCGCTGGACCTGCGGAACTACGCCACGGCGGCGCTGGAAATTACAAACCCGGTACTGGAAAGCAGCCCTGTGGCAGCCGAGGGGCAGCGTACCGTGCGGCGCACCGGGCGCAGACAGGTAAGCGGAGGTATTTAAGCTATGGCGGGAATCACGAAGAAAGAAGCGCAGAAGCATTTGGACATCTGGCTGGAGGCAGAGGCACAGATCGCCACCGGGCAGAGTTACCAGATCGGCAGCCGGATGCTGACGCGGGCGGACCTTGCCAGCGTGCGCAAGCAGATCGACTACTGGAACAACAAGGTGGAGCAGGCAGAGGCCGTGGAACAGAACCACGGGCGAAACCGTACCTACCACTTTGTGTACCGGGACCTGTAAGGAGGGGCGGCTATGAAAGCAAAAGTGAGAGCGGTGCGCCGTGCCCCTGCGCCGACGCTGACGGCGGCACACCGCGTGCAGAATACCGGGTACAGCAACTACGGCGCGAATGTGCAGAAGAAATCCCTGCGCGGGTGGACGTACTGGGGCGGTGATGCAAAGAGGGACATTGAGGACAACATAAACACGCTGCGCCAGCGGAGCCGGGATGCCTACATGGGCGTACCGACAGCAACGGCGGCGTTGAAAACGCTGCGCACCAACACGGTGGCGGCGGGCCTGACCCCTACCCCGCAGCTGGACGGTGAATACCTGCGCATGGACGTGGACAGGATCGCCGAATTGCAGGCAAACATTGTGCGCGAATGGAACCTGTGGGCAAAAAGCCAGATGTGCGACGCGGACGGGCTGGACAACTTTTACCAGCTGCAACAGCTGGCCTACTTATCCGCCCAGATGAACGGCGACGCCTTTGCCCTGCTGCAAACCGAGGACGCCCCGGGGATGCCGTACAGCTTGCGGGTACGGCTGATCGAAGCTGACAGAGTATGCAGCCCGAACCTGACGGATGTGCTGACGCCGACGACCATTGACGGGTACAGCGTGCACAGGATCGTGCAGGGCGTGGAGACGGACGAGCGCGGCAAGGTGGTGGCCTACTGGATATGCAGCAGGCACCCGCTGGCGGCAGAGATGCAGGACGGCGCAACGACTTGGACGCGGGTGCAGGCCCGCGGAGACAGGACGGGACGGCGGAACGTTTTGCACATTATGCAGCGGGAACGAGCCGGGCAGGTGCGCGGCGTGCCGGTGCTGGCCCCGGTGCTGGAAAGCCTGAAGCAGTTGGGACGGTACAGCGACGCCGAGCTGAACGCAGCGGTCATCACGGCGGCCTACACGATCTTTATCGAAAAAGAAGCTGCCGGAGAAGCACCGCCGCTGGGAGAGATGATCCCGGAGGACCAGCTGATAGACGCAGCCGACCCGACAAGCATTGAGCTTGCCCCGGGCGCGGTGGTGGACCTGGCCCCCGGCGAGAAAATGAACGAAACAAAGCCGAGCAGGCCGAACGCAAACTTTGAAGCGTTCTACCGGGCTGTGACAAAGGAGATCAGCGAAGCGCTGGAAATCCCCATTGAAGTGCTGGAAAAGAATTTCAGCACGAGTTACAGCGCGGCCCGCGGTGCACTGAATGAGTTCTGGCGCACCTGCGAGATGCAACGCAGTTGGTTTGCGGACAAGTTCTGCCAGCCGATCTACGAAATGTGGCTTGATGAAGCGGTAAGCCGCGGGCGCGTGAAAGCGCCGGGCTATTTTACCGACCCGGCGGTTGCCGGCGCATACAGCGCCTGCAAGTGGAACGGCCCGGCAAGAACGAACCTGAACCCCATACAGGAAGTGACTGCCGCCGAAAAGCGCATTGCGCTGGGCATAAGCACGGCGGAGCAGGAAACCGCACAGATGACGGGTGGAAGCTATACCGCCAACATCCGGCAGCGGAAGATCGAAGCGGAGCAAAAAGCGGAGGTGGACAAGATTGGCAGCAAAGAAACAAAACAAACTGACCCGGCGGGCCGGTAATCACTTTTGGCAGGTAAAGAACCTGGCCGGGAATGATGCGGAACTGATTTTGTACGGCACCATCAGCGACAGCAGCTGGTGGGGGGACGAGATCACCCCGAAGCAGTTTGTTGACGACATCAAGGGACTTGGCAACATTGACACGCTGACCGTGCGGATCAACAGCGGCGGCGGCGATGTGTTTGCTGCACAGGCAATCGGCGCACAGATCGACAGCCTGAACAAGGCGGGCACCGAGACGGTGTGCCGCATTGACGGGCTGTGCGCCAGCGCAGCTACGATCATTGCGGCGCACTGCAAAAAGACGGTGGCGAACAGTGACGCGCTGTATATGATCCACCTGCCGAGCGTGTACCTGTGGGATGCCTGCGACGAAAACGAGCTGCAAGCGTACCTGAACGAGTTGAAGGCAGTGAAGGACAGCATTTTGCAGCTGTATGCCAAAAAGACCGGGCAGGACATGGATGTGCTGACCGGCTGGATGGAGGACACAAGCTGGTTTACCGCCAACGAAGCCAAGGAGAGCGGCTTTATTGACGAGGTGGACGAGGATGCCGAACCGGCCCTGATCGAGAACCGGGCCGGTGCGCTGTTTGTGAACAGCGTGTACACCGGGCTTTGCATGAACGAAGCCCCTGAATATGTGAAAAGCGCCCTGCGCAAGCAGCGGCGCTTTTCTAATACAAAAAACCCGGCGGATGCGCCGGAAAACAAGGAGGAACCCAACATGGCAGAGAACAAGACCACCGGCGCACCTGCTGCACCGGCCATTACCACCGTGGACGCCCTGCGCACCGCATACCCCGACCTGGTGAAGCAGATCGAGAACGCGGCAGCACAGAGCGCCGCAACCGCCGAGCGTGCCCGCATCAAGGACATTGAGGACATGACGGCACCCGGCGACGAGCAGACCGCTTACGACGCCAAATTTGGTGACAAGCCGCAGGACGCAGCCGCCTATGCTATCGCCTGCATGAAGGCCCAGAAGGCCGCCGGCGCAAAGCACATGGCTGATGCCGAGGACGACGCGGCAAAGAGCGGCGTAAACGGCGTGAAGCAGGAAGAACCCGCGGGCAAGCCCAAGGACAGCGGCGAGGACAGCGCAATCGCCTGCATCCGCCGCGCCAACAACGTGAAGTAAGGAGGAAGAACTATGGCTATGGACCTTGCTGTGCAGACCTTTAGCACGAAACCCGACTACCTGATCGCAGGTACGGACATTCGCATTACGACTGCCGTTAAGGAGGCCGGTGCCGCGCTGACCCGCGGCATGGTGGTATGCCTTGCCGATGGCAAGCTGAAGCAGCCCGCCGTTACCGGCAGTGCCGAACCCTATACCGTTGCCACTGACGGTGTGTACGGCATTGTGGCTGACGATGCCGCCAACGGCAAAGAGGCCGTTGTGTACCTGACCGGCGAGTTTTTTGCCGATGCGCTGGTGCTGCCCGAACACGCCAAGGCCGCAGATGTGGAGATCGCACTGCGCAACATTGGCATTTTCCTGAAGTGAAAAGAGGAGGAATGAGATATGCCTAACATGGTTGATCTGTACACCCCGCGCACGCTTGCCGAGGTTGTGAAAACCACCCCGCCGGTCCGCACCTTCCTGCGTGACCGTTTCTTTACCAACGTCAAGACCTTCCCCACCGAGCGGGTTGACATTGACATTGTGAAGGGCAACCGCAAGATGGCTGCCTTTATCCACCCGATGGTTGGCGGCGAGATCGTGCAGGCTGCGGGCTACGAGACCAAGAGCTATGCCCCGCCCCTGATCAACCCCGCCACGATCAGCACCGCAGACAAGCTGCTGAAGCGCCTGCCCGGCGAGGATATGTACAGCGGCAAGACCCCGGCGGACCGCGCTGCCGAAAAACTGATCGAGGAGTACAACCAGCTGAACGACATGACCACCCGCCGCGAGGAGTGGATGGCCGCGCAGGTACTTACCACCGGCCAGCTGAAGGTGAAGGGCAAGGGCGTTGACGAGGTGATCGACTTTGGGCTGACGAACAAGATCACGCTGGCGAGCACCAAGAAGTGGGGCGCTTCCGCTGCCGACATCTGGGGAAACCTGAAGGACTGGAAGCAGCAGGTAAGCCGCAACGGCTTTGCCAACGCCAACATGGTGATCATGGGCAAGGCTGCCGCTGACGCCTTTTTGGCGGATGCCACCATCAAGAACCTGCTGGACAACCGCCGCATTGAGATCGGCGCGATCAAGCCCGAGGAAATGGAGGGCGGCCTTACTTACTACGGCCACCTGAACCTGCCCGGTGTGGACATCTACGGCTACGATGAGGTCTATCTGGATGACGAGACGGGCGAGACCAAGCCGCTGATCCCCGACAATGTGGTGCTGATGATCCCGAGTGCTGCGAGCTTTATGCGTGCCTACGGCCTGTGCACCTATCTGGACGATGCCGGGGCATGGCACGAAGCCGAGACGGACCGCCTGCTGTGCACCTATGTGGAGCACCGCCCGGACCGCCGCTTTATCGAGTTGCAGACCCACCCGCTGCTGATCCCTGACAAGATCGACAGCTGGTTTGCGGCGACGGTGCTGTAAGGGTAAAGAGAGATCGGGCAAGGCTGCCCCTCATCCGGCCCTGCGGGGCCACCTTCCCCCAAGGGGGAAGGCATGGGGAGAAGCTGCCCCCATCCGCCGCCTGCGGGCGGCACCTTCAGTCTACGCGCTAAGAGCCGCCTTCGGCGGTTGCGCTACGACACGCGCCTGCGGGCGCAGCCCCTCGGGGGAAGGCTTAGGGATGAGAACTCACTCCCCCGCTGCGGCGGAGGAGGCAGGGAGCGATGAGAACGGCGGAAACAGGGCACCGCACGGAATGTGGCGGACGCGGAGTTATGGCCGGGTGAAGGGATGGTTGGGATGGATTTAGAGCAGGATTACGGACCGGGCACCGAGCCGGAAGAAAAGATGCTGACGTTCAAGGACTGCGCGGCGGCGGACATTGACGACGTGTTTTTTAACACGGACGAGTTTGCAGACGAGCATACGATCAACGGAAAAACGCTGCTGGCCGTGCTGGATGAAAACACCCTGATGGACCGTAGTGCCCACTGGGAGGGCGGTGCGAAGCAGAGCTTTGACCAAGGGCTGTACAAGGCGGATGCCAAGCTGTTTGTGAAATGCAGGGAGCTGGGCGGACGGCCAAAGGTGAGCAGCCCGATGATCGTGGACGGGAAGAAGTATCTGGTAGGCAACGTGGACGAGGAAAGCGGCGTGTACAGCGTGGAGCTTGTGAGGGTACGGCAATGAGCGATTTTACCTGGTACGACGCGGGCACAACGACCATTGGCGTGAACGCCGAGGAAGTAAGCCAGCGGTTGGGAGAATTGCGCCGGAAAACCCCGGCGGTCATCAAAGTGGCGGTGAACGCCACGGCGAGAGAGACGCGCAAGGAGATGCTGCGGCGCGTACTGAAACGCTATGCGCTGACGGCCAAGGGCAAGGAACGCGCCAAGGGCCTGAAACAGAAGGTGAAAGCCACGAACGCCAGCCCGGCGGCTGTGCTGTGGATCGGCGGCATCAACGGTGCGCGGGCTGACCTTGCGTACTTCCAGCACCGGGTAACGGTGCCGCACCCCGGTTTGAGCTGGCAGACGGGACCGACGGTGTTTAAGGCACGCGTTTTGAGAAGCGGCGGACTGCATGACCTGACGGGCGACGGCGCTTACAGCAAGGGCTTTTTGGCTAAGTTCGTGAACGACGGCACGCACCAGCACATCGGCATGATCCAGCGCCACTTTGGAGCGGAGAGCGAAAGAACGACTACGGCGACTGGCGCACGGCGCTGGCGAAGCAAGAGCGGCGTTGTGGAGCAGACGAGAACCTACAGCTCCCCGTCCGGCACGGCGCAGCACCATACCGTGTGGGAAAAAGAGGACGTGCATGTATACGCTGAAAACACGCTGAATGACCGGCTGGAAAAGCAGATTGCCAAGGTGATGGCGAAAGCCGCGAAAGGATAACGGGACATGGTACAGGATAAAATTACCGGCTATACAACAGCCATGATGCAGGATGCGCTTTGCGACGAGATGCGCGAATTGTTCAAGGACAGGAAGTTCAACGGGCAGGGGGGCTTGAAAAGCCTGAACGTGTTCAAACAGAATTTGCCGCTCGCCACCGGCCTTGATGATGAAGCAGACACGGACGCAGCAGCAAGCCCCTACATTGTGGTGCTGCTGGAGGGCGGGAAGATTTACAACCCGAATGACCCGAAAGTGGAGAACGCCACGCTGACCGTGTGCTGCTATGACGAGGGCAACGAGAGAGCCGGATTCCGGGATGTGCAGAACATAATCGAAGCGATTGAACAGCACTTTTGCACGAAGCCGCATTTTGGCGGCGCGTTTACCGTGCTGCTGGGGCATGAGCATTACTTTGAGGATGCCTTGCAGATGGACGACACATGGCCGTACTACTTTGGCGCGGTGAGCTTTGATGTGTCGGTGCCGGTGCCGGTGCCGGAAGCAACCTATAACGAGCTTGTGTAAGCGAAAGGAAACCAAGATGGCTGACAAGAAAGAGAAACAGACGGCGCAGAAGCCGGAAGTGATTGTGTACTGCGGACCGAGCGTGCGCGGCGTGGCGAAGCAGTACACCGTGTACCACGGCAGACTGCCCGCGCAGCTGGTGACGTTTTTGACAAAGCACCCGGCGGCGCAGAGCTTGTGCGTGCCGCTGAACGAGTTTGCCGCGACCCGCGCAGGGCTGAACACCAAGGGATCGCCGCAGGCGACCTTGTACAAAACGATTTTGAACGAACTGTAAGGAGGAAACAAAGATGGCTTACAAACATGGCGTTTATGTGAGTGAGAATGCAACGAGCCTGACCGCCCCTGTGACCGGCAATGCGGGCTTGCAGGTTATTATCGGCACAGCGCCCGTGAACACGGTTGCCGACCCGGCGGCTGCTGTGAATGTACCTGTGCTGGTGAACAGCTATGCCGAAGCTGTGGCCGCTGTTGGCTACAGCGACGACTTTGCCAGCTATACCCTGTGCCAGGCGATCAGTGCGGCATTTCAGGTGATCGGCTGCGGGCCGCTGGTGCTGATCAATGTGCTGGACCCTGCGAAGCACACCGCCGCCGTGACCGAAAAGACGGCACAGGTCAACAACAAGATCGCAGTTGTGGAGGAGAAGGGCATGCTGCTGGACGGTCTGACCGTCAAGGGTGATGCCTCTGCCGTGCTGAAGGCCGGTGAGGACTACACTGCGAGCTTTGACGATGAGGGCAACCTGCTGATCGCCATGATCGGCGGCAAGACGGCGACCACCCTGACCGTGAGCGGCAAGAAGCTGGACCCCAGCAAGGTTACTGCCGCCGACATCGTGGGCAGTGTTGACACGACCACCGGCAAGGTGAGCGGCCTTGAAGTGGTGCAGCAGGTCTACCCGAAGCTGGGCATGACGCCGGGCATCCTGCTGGCACCCGGCTTTAGCAAGGATGCCACGGTGGCCGCTGCCTTGCAGGCAAAGACCACGGGCATCAACGGAAGTTTCCGCTGCATCTGCGTGTGCGACGTGGACAGCGGCACGAGCGGTGCCAAGGTGTACACCGACGTCAAGACCAAGAAAGAAGCAAGCGGGCTGAACGGCGCGAACTGCTACGCCGTGTGGCCCTGCGCCAAGGTTGGCACGAAGGTGTACAGCGGCAGCGCCATTGTGGCCGCCGAGATGGCGTATCAGGATGCAAGCAACGACGATGTGCCCAACATGAGCGTGGACAACAAGGCTGTTGCGATCAGCGCCGCGTGCCTTGCCGACGGCACCGAGGTCTATCTTGACCAGGAGCAGGCCAACGTGCTGAACGGCGCAGGCGTCGGCACCTTCCTGAACCTGAACGGCTGGCGGTGCTGGGGTTCCAACACTGCCGCCTACCCCGGCAACACCGACCCCAAGGACCGCTGGATCAACATCCGCCGGTTTATGAACTGGGCGGCGAACACGTTCATTCTGACCTACACGCCGAAGATCGGGCAGGTGATGAACCGCCGCCTGATCGAAAGCATTGTTGACAGCGAGAATATCCGCGGCAACAGCTTTGTTTCCCGCGGGATCTGTGCTGCATACAGCATTGCGTTTATGGATGCCGACAACCCCACCACCGACCTGCTGAACGGCAAGATCGTGTTCCGCCAGAGCATGACCCCGTTTACCCCGGCGGAGGAAATCGACGATGTGATCGAGTTTGACCCGGATGCGCTGGCCGATGCGCTGGCCGGCTGATGGCGAGGAGGTAAAGAGCGATGATTTCTAACAACTACATCCCCGAAAAGGTAAACGACTACAACGTTTACCAGGACGGTAACAAGATGATCGGCCTTGCCGCCGAGGTGGAGCTGCCCAGCATCAAGATGAAAACCAGCACCATTGAGGGTGTTGGCGTTAGCGGCGAGATCGACAGCCCGACCATTGGGCAGTTTGAGAGCCTGGAAGCCAAGCTGAAGTTCAACACGCTGTATTCCAGCGCAACGGACCTGATGAACCCGCTGAACACGGTGAACCTGACGCTGCGTGCGGCCCAGCAGGTGTACGACAAGACCGGCGGCTATGCCTTTAAGGGCCTGCGCATTGTGATGGGCGGGCGCGTGAAGGAGTTTAACCCCGGCACCGTGAAGAAGGGCGACGCGATGGACGCTGAGACTACGCTGGAGCTGACCTACTACATGATCGAGGTGGATGGCGAGCAGGTCGTTGAGGTGGACAAGCTGAACGGCGTGTACAAGGTGAACGGCAGCGATATGCTGGCCGGTATTGCCGCGCTGACCTGATACAGAGCCGGGAACGGGATACTGGGGCAAGGCTGCCCCTCATCCGCCGCCTGCGGGCGGCACCTTCCCCCCAAGGGGAAGGCTTAGGGGCGCTCCCTCCGCCGCCTGCGGGCGGCACCTCCCCCGCTGCGGCGGAGGAGGCTTGGGGGTTTGTGTGGGTGGGTTAGGTGCCCTGCGTGAGGTGCGCAGGGTGGTTATAGTAAAACAGGCAGGGCCGCCCAGAGATGGGCGGCTTTTTTGAGCAGAAAGGACAAGACGATGGACATTATCAAACTGGCAAAGCCCTATGTGTTTGAGGGCACGGAGTACGGCGAAATTGACCTGAACGGCATTGACAAGCTGACGGTGCAGGATGCCATTGATGCACAGCTGGCACTGGCGGACCAGCCGGGCACGGTGATCCTGCCGGAGAGAAGCACGGCCTACATTGCAAGACTGTGCGCCAAGGCGGCGGGACTGCCCATTGAATTTTTTGAACTGCTGCCGGTGAGCGCGGCCCGCAAGGTGCGCGGCGCCTTTACCGAGTTTATGACGAGCGACGCCGACGAGGACACGGGCATGGTGCTGAAGCTGAAAGCACCGTACACCTACAAGGGCAAGACCTACAAGGAAGTGGACATGAGCGGTGCGGCGGAGTTGACTGTGCTGGATATGGCGGCGGCGGAGAACGAGCTTGCCGCTGCGGGCCATGTGGCCGCAGAACCGGCGCTGGACTACCTGTACTGCTGCCTTATGGCGGCACGCGCCAGCGGCATGGACAAGGAGTTCTTTACCGGGATGCCCCTTGCGGAAGCGACGCACATCAAGAACGTAATGAACAGCAACCGTTTTTTCGAGTGAAGGGCGGCGGCAAGGGACTGCGCAAATGCGCGGTGCGCCTTGCCGGGGCCACGATGACAAGCATTGAGTTTTACTTGAAACTGCCGGTACGGGATTTTATAGAGATCAACAATGAGGTGGCGGCAGAATGGCGAAAACTACGGAATTAGAGCTTGCGATCAGGATCGCAGGCAAGGTTGATCCGAGCTTGCAGGCGGCGATCAGCCAGGCGCAGAAGCAGGTAAGCACGTTGAGCGCCACGCTGGGAACTACTGGCCGCGTCGGGCTGGCGGTCATGGGTGTTGGGCTGGCCGCTACGGTGAAGGGCATTGCGGACTGCACGACGGAAGCAGAAAAGTTTGAAAGCCAGATGGCACCTGTGATCCGCTATGTGGACGGCCTTGCAGACAGCATGGGCAATGTGAGCGACGCAATGGCCGAGAACGGAAAGACGTTCAAGCAGAACCGCGACGAGCTGGCGCGGTACATTCAAGACCTTAGCACAGAGATACCGCGTGACACCGAAAACCTGACGACCATAAGCGCCGCACTGGGCCAGAGCGGAAAGGGCGTTGACGAGCAGCTGAACACAAGCCTGCTGCGCGATACCGCAAAAGCCGCCACGGCCATGGACTTGGACGACCAGACCGCGGGCGAGTACATGGCGAAGTGGGAACAGGCGTTTACAAAGACGGACGCGAACGGGCGGGCCGTTACGGACGAGAACGGCAACGCGGTACACTACGACCACGACGACGTTATGCGGCTGATGAACCAGATAAACTATCTGGGCGCGAACAACGCAACGACAGCTGCGGCAATCGCAAACAGCGTGAACCAGTCGGCATCCATCGGCCAGATGGCGGGCGTTGCCCCGGAGGTGACGGCGGCCATTGTAACGGCTATGCAGGCAAGCGGCGTTGCCGACGAGAGAGTGGGCACGACGGTTTCCCGCATTTACACGAACATAAGCAAGGGTTCGAGCGCCACGAAGAAGCAAAAGGAAGCGTGGGCTGCGCTGGGATTTGATGCGGAAGATGTTGCTGCATCCATGCAGGAGGACGGTACGGGTACGCTGCGACAGGTGTTTGCCGCCATAAACGCACTGCCGAAGGACAAGAAGGTTGCAACGCTAAATACGCTGTTTAACCAATGGGCCATTGAGGGCGGCGCGAAAATAACAAGCAACCTTGACTTGCTGGACAAGACGCTGGGCGAAGTGCAGGACCCGGGAAAATACATGGGCAGCATGGAGCGCGAGTTCATCATCAACGCGAGTACAAGCAAAAGCATTGGCGCTATGATGGCAAACGCAAAAACGGCGTTGATGCAGGACATCGGTGATGAGTTTTTGCCGGTGAAAAAGCAGTTCAGCCTACTTGCCATTGACGTGATGAACGGAATCCGGCACAACCTTCCGCAGCTGCAAACGCTGGCAAGCACGCTGGCAGATGTTGCGACGAAAGGCGTGACGGTGCTGGGCGATGCCCTGCAAAGCGCTATGCCATACATCCAGCAGGGGCTTGACTACTTGAACCAGAACGGCGAAAAGGTGGCAAAGATACTGGCCGGAGTGGCCGGAGCCTTTGCCGCCATGAGCATTGCACCGCAGGCAGAGATAGCCGCGCGAGGCGTGGGCAGCGTGGTAAAGGGCGGAGCCGGGCTGTTTACGAACGCCGTAAGCAGCGTGAGCAAGGCAGGCGGCGGCGTTGTGAAAACAGGCGGAAACCTGCTTGGCGGACTTGGAACGCTGCGCGACATTGTGGGCGCGGCAAACCAGGACGCAGCCATGAACGGGAGCAGCACAACGAGCGTGCTTGCAAGGCTGGCAGTGGACAGCGCGTCGCAGACGAAGCCGGGCAAGGCGGTGGCGAGCGCCGGAAACTGGGCCGGAAGCCTGTTTGGAAACATAAAGGGATTTGCAAAGTCGCAGTGGAACTTGGCAAGCGGCATGGCAAATGGTGTTACCGCAGGCGTGAACGGGATAAGCAGCTTTATCAACAACATCATAAGCCCAGCTGCCCCGGCGGGTACAACGGCACTTGCTGCAGCTGCGCCGACGGCACTGACAGCGCCGGGAACGGCCATGACAGCGGCACAGACGCCGCTTGGCGACATGGGACTGCTGGGCGCTGTGATGAGCAGGGTGCGCGGCGGTGCTGCGGCGGCAGGACAGGCAGCGGGAAACCCACTGAAAAATGCGGGAACGCAAATCTTGCAGGGCGCAGGAGGAATGGCGGCGAGCGCAGCAGGCGGCGTAAAGACGCTTGTGACGGGCGCAATGCCGTTTGTAGGCGCGTTCGGCGGGATCGCCTCGGCGGCGCTGCCGGTGGTGGCGGTAATCGGGTCCATTGTGGCGGCGGTGAGCATACTGGGCGACCACTTAGACGATATACGCGGCATCATTGGGAATGTGTTTGGCAAGAACGGCGTTGCGGTGTTTGACGGTTTTTTGAATACCATAACGACGGTGAAGGACAGGATCGTTGGGATATTCAGCCCGGAAAATCTGGCGAGCGTGCGCACGGCGATTGTTGGGATGTTCGGAGAGAACGCGGGAACGGGCTTTGACAACATCGTAAGCATTGGGCAGAGCGTGATCGGCGTGTTCCAGCAGATCGTGAATTTTGGCACACAGACCGTGAAGCCTATGTTTGAGAAGGTGTTTGGCTGGGTGAGCACAACGCTGCTGCCGGGATTGCTGAACGCATTTAACGCGATAGCACCGCAGATTGGGCCGCTGGTGACGAACATCGGAACGGCGGTGATGAATGTGGCAACGCTGATCGGGAACGCGATCCAGAAGATCCTACCCGTTATTGAAAACATTGTGATGGTGCTGGTCAATGTGGTGGCAACGGTGGCACCGCCCATCATTGCGGCAGTATCACAGATTTTTGCGAACATCTCCAAAGTGGTGATGAGCTTGCAGGGCGTCTTTGACGGGCTGATCCAGTTTATCACGGGCGTATTTACCGGGAACTGGTCGAGCGCATGGGAAGGCGTGAAGTCTATCTTTAGCAACGCTTTTTCGGCGCTGGTGGAGCTGTGCAAGGTTCCCATCAATGCAGTGATCGGCGTGATCAACGGAGCAATCGGCGGCATTAACTCGATCCTTGGCAGTGTGACTACAATACCAGAGTGGGTGCCGGTGGTGGGCGGCCAGAGCTTTAGTATGCAGCTGCCGACCATACCCATGCTGGCAAAGGGCGGCTTTACCGACGGTGTGAGCATTGCCGGTGAGGCGGGCACGGAGGCGGTAATCAGCTTTGACCCGAGCGTGCGCAGTGCCAACATTGCGAACTGGCAGAAGGCCGGACAAATGCTGGGCGTTGACCCGGTGCAGGCGGCCAGTGTGGCCGGTGCGGGAAGCCTGACGACGGACCGCGTGGAGGTGGCCGACATTGGCGGCGGCTCCCCTGCCCCCGGCGGAACCACGGCGGTGGGCGGCAGCAGCTTTACGTTCAGCCCGAACATCACGATACAGGGCAATGCCGATTACAGCGTGATGATGAACGCCATGACGGACGCGAAGGACCAGTTTGAACAGTGGTTCAACGAGATGATGCGCAAGCAGCAGCGCACGGCCTACGCAAGGTAAGGAGGCGGAGAGTGTGAGCTATACGACGATCAGCGGCGACACATGGGACAGCATTGCCAAGACGGTATACGGCGCGGAGCGGTATGCCGACTACCTGATGCAGCAGAATCCAACGAAGATCAACGTTTTCCGCTTTGATGCAGGGGTGGTGCTTACCACCCCTGCCATGCCGGAGGAAAAGAGCGGCTTTTTGCCGCCGTGGAAATTTGAGGGATAGCGAATGGCAACGAGCGTAAAGGCAAGGCGTACCGAGATAAGCCTTTGGTACAACAGCACGCCGGTGAGCGATGAGATCGGGCCGGACGTGGAGAGCCTGACCTATACGGACTGCGCAAGCGATACCTGCGACAGCATTGACATTGGGGTAAACGCACGGGACGAAAAGTGGCTTAACAGCTGGTGGCCGCAGCAGGGCGCAACGCTGCACCCGAAGGTGACGGGGCTTGACTGGAACCTTGAAAATGACCGCTGGGATATGGACTGCGGCCTGTTCATACTGGACGATGTGCAGTACGGCGACGCGCCGGGAAGGCTGTCTTTAGGCGGCGTGAGCAAGCCTGCGCAGACGGATTTCAGCGAGCAGGAACGGACTGATATATGGAAGAATACCAGCATACAACGCATCGGCGCGACGATTGCCGGGCGGTACGGGCTGGGGTTTGCCTATGACGGGGACGACCACGACATTGAAAAGCGCGAGCAGAACGAAAGCGACAGCGAGTTTTACCAAAAGCTGTGCAAGGACTATGGACTTGTGCTGAAGGTGTACGCAAACAAGCTGTGGGTGTATGACCGCGAGAGGTACAAGGGAAAGCGCGCCGTGCAGGATGTGCCGCGCACGGCCATGAAGCCGGGCAGCTTTACCTACACAGAGACGCTGGCCGGAACATACACCGGCGGCACGTTTGCCTACACCGACCAGGACAAGGACATAGACATTACGGCCAGCGTGGGCGGCGGAAAACGCACCAAAAGCCTGAACCAGTATGCGAGCAGCGTGGCGGATGCCGCGGCGCAGCTGGTGGCAGCCTTGAACGATGCCAACCACGGCAGCCGGAAGATCAGCTTTACTATTGGCGGTAACTTTATCATCTTTGCCGGGAACAACGTGCGGATCGAGGGATTTGGGCCGAAGATCGACGGCAAGTATTTTGTGGACAAGACGACGCGGACGATTGACCGCAACGGCTTTGTTACCAAGATCGAAGCCAGCGGAATCGACGACCCGTTTTATGCGTGGCAGGTGGGCGGCAGCATCCAGATACACGAAAAGAGCGCCAGCGAAACGGCTACGAAGTACGACAGCACCTACGAGACGACGAAGCCTGCGGCAAGTGCCGCCAGCACAACGGCGGCAGCCAGCGCGGGGACGACAGCCGGAACCGGCGGACGCGCCGTGAGCCTTAAAAACTGCCCGCTGTACTACACAAGCACTGTGAAAACAAAGACAACGACGGTGAGCGGCACTTATTACCTGTATGACGGAACACTTGTGGCGGGCCGCTACCGCATAACGAACACAAAGGACCGGTGCGGCAAGCTGCCGATGGGCAAGAACGTAACGGGCTGGGTGGACGCAAAGTACATCAAGTGAGGTGATGCAGGATGGCAACGGCACCGCAGGTGCGGACAGGCCGGGTAAGCAGCATCGACTACAAGCACGGCACATACGAGGTGGTGTTTGCGGACCGTGCAAGCGTGAGCTGCACCATCAATGCGCAATCCAACGGCGAATACAAGATGCCGGAGATCGGGCAGACGGTGAGCGTCACGATGAACGGCAACGGAACCGTGGCGGGTGCAACCATGGGCACGGTCTGGAATGCAAGCAACAAGCCTGCCGAGGGGTACAAGGGATTGTACCGCAAGGAATATGGCCGGGTGAACGGAGACAGCTACGAGCGGTACGACGCCAACACCGGCGAGTACACGCAGTATTGCCGCGCGAAAACCGGGCGCAATTCCAACGGCGTGATCTATGACGAGTGCAAGGGAGCTTACACGGCCAGGAGCGGCGGCGCTATGACGCTGCGCAGCACCGGGGCAAGTGTGGGCATTACCGCAGCAAGCGGCGTAGGAATAACCGCCGGTGCGGCGGTGGACCTGCAAGCAACGACTTATGCCAGCGTGACAGCGGGCACGATGTACAACGTGGAGTGCGGCACGGACTACACCATGACGGTGGGCGGCAAAGGCACGGTGGAGATCACGGGAGCCTACTTTGAAAAATGCCTTGCCGCGCGGCGGTTGAAGGTGGACGGCGCGGACACAGAGAGCTACAACGGCGTGATACAGCGATACTACAATGCGAAGCTGACCGAAAAGGTAAGCGCAGATTGGAAGGTGACGGTGGAAGCGAATGTTGAGCGCGAAGTGAAAGGCGATGTAAAGCACACCGTAACGGGAAACGTTACGCAGGAAGTGACCGGCGATACGGAACAAACCCTGACCGGCAACGTAACACAGAACATTGAGGGCGATGTGACCCAGACCGTAAACGGAAATGTGACGCTGACGGTGGGCGGCGCGACCATAACCATAAGCAGCGGCGGCGATGTGAGCGTTAGTGCGCCGAACGTGACGGTGGACGGCGCTGCCGGAGATGTGAAGGTGGACGGGGTAAGCCTGGTACACCACAAGCACAAGGACGGCGGACAGGGCGAGCCGGAGAAAGGATAACGGGCGATAAAGGCGAGGTCTGCCATCATCCGGCCCTGCGGGGCCACCTTCAGTCTACGCGCTAAGAGCCGCCTTCGGCGGTTGCGCTACGACACGCGCCTGCGGGCGCAGCCCCGAGGGGGAAGGCTTGGGGGAGCGGGGGAAGCAAGAGTTAGAAAGGGGGCGACAAGCAGATGATCGGGACACTGGGGAATGTGGTGTTCAGCGTGAGCAGCAACCGGGTGTTGACGCCGACGGGGATCAGCGGAACCAGCGGCAGTGATTGGGGCAGCCATGACGTTGTGCACGGAAAGGTGCGCAGCGAGTGGGTGGGGCCGAAATGCAAGACCTACAAGTTTGACATGACATTGCGGGCGCAGGACGGCGTGCCGCCGCGCAGGACACTGAACCAGCTGCAGCAGATGGCGGAGAGTGCCAACGCCTACTACTTTGTGCTGGGCGGCCAGCCGATGGCAGACAACCCGTTTAAGATCACGAGCCTTAGCGACGAGTGGGGCGCGGTGCTGCACGGCGGGGCGCTGATCGAGTGCAAGGTGAGCGTGGAGCTGGAGGAATACTTATGATCGACACCGAAAACACAGAGATCATTTTGCAGGCGGGCAAGGCAGACGACAGCACCGCCGCCGATGTGCAGCGGTGCTTGAAGATGCTGTACAGCGCACACCCGGGAGAGCAGGCGCTTGACCGGGATTTTGGCATTGACCGGGAACCGCTGGGACTGCCCATGAGCAGCGCCAAAGCGTTGATGGCTGCCGAGTTTGTGGCGAAAACCGCAAGATACGAGCCGAGGGCACGGGTGCTGCGGGTGGACTGGAACGAAAGCAATTTAGCCGAGGGAATCTTGATACCGAAGGTGGTGGTAGAAATTGTCTAAGATCGCAGAACTGGCGAACGCGCCGGAAGTGAGCTTTATCGGATACCTGACGCTGGACGAAGTAAAGCAGATGGTAAGCGACTGGTACAACGAGAAGTACAAGGAGCTGACCGGCACAGCCCCGGTGCTGGGAGACGCCGCGCCGGAAAAGCTGCTGCAATATGCCATTGCCATGCTGGGCGGGCAGACATTGCAGTACATACAGGACAAGGGCAACGGTGAGCTGCTGGCAACGAGCTACGGCGACTATCTGGACCAGCTGGCGGCGAACCTGGGCGTTACGCGCAAGCCTGCCGACAGAGCGACGGTGACGCTGCGGTTTACGCTGGCGGACACGAGAAACAATGCTGTGGGCATACCAGCCGGTACGCGGGTGCGCACCGAAAACAGCCTGTACTTTAACACGCTGGACTATGCCGAGGTGAAGGCCGGAGAGCTGACAGCGGATGTGCTGGCGCAGGCGCAGGAGGCAGGAGCCGAGAGCAACGGGATCGAAGCCGGCGCAATAAACACGCTGGTTGACCCGATCCCCTACATGGAGTGCGTGACGAACATTGAAGCCAGCCACGGCGGAACCGACACGGAGGACGACGATGCGTTGAGCGAGCGGGTGTTTTTGGCACCGAGCGTGTTTAGCTGCGCGGGGCCTGCGGACGCTTATGTGTATTACGCCAAGGCGTGGCGCAACGATGTGGCGGATGTGAAGATCGACAGCCCGGAACCGTGTGAGGTAGACATTTACTTTTTGCTGGGCGATGACGGCAGACTGCCGACGGGCACCGAGCTGAAAGAGATGCAGGCATACTTTGCCGACGAGGACAAAGTAAAGCGCCCGCTGACCGACAAGGTGGTGTGCAAGGCCCCGGCGGAGATCGGGTACGGCATTGACCTGACATACTACATTGCCAGCAGTGACCGCAACAACGTGGCCGCCATACAGGAAGCCGTGAGCGCCGCAGTGGCAAGCTACAAGGCGTGGCAGCGCAAACTTGGCCGGGATATTAACCCGACGGAGCTGATCGCCGCTGTGCGCGGTGCTGGGGCCAAGAGGGTACGCTTGAAAGCCCCGGCGGATACCGTGGTGAGCGCGGCGGCCATTGCACGGTGCGACAGCGAAACCGTGAACTACGGAGGGCTGGAAGATGATTAGTCTGCGGCAAGCGAAGCTGACAGACGCGATACCGGCAACGCTGGCGGCGCAGCCGTGGGCGCAGGCTTTGGCCTACGCCGAATGGCGGATGCGCGGCCTGCTGCTGGAATACGCGCAGGACAGCCAGATATACACAGCGCTGGACACATGCCCGGAAATGGTGCTGGACGCGCTGGCCGTGAGCTGGAAGGTGGACTGGTACGACACGACCTACCCGGTGGAGGTAAAGCGCAGCATTATCCGCAGCTGCATGGCGGTGCGCCGGTACATGGGCACAGCATGGAGCGCCAAAAAGGCGCTTAGCGATGTATGGCCGGACAGCGGCATTGAGGAGTGGTTCGACTACGGCGGAGAGCCGGGGCGGTTCCGCGTGGTGTGCAACGTGACGGACCCAACCGTTACCGCACAGGTGGAAACCATAGAGAACAACGTGATGCTGTACAAGCGGGAGAGCGCCCATCTGGACAGCATCAGCTTTATGGTCCGCCACGGTATACAAATTGGAGCAGTATACGAAGCGTACAAATACGATGTGCCGCGGTGCGGGATGATCCGCTGCGGCACATGGCCGCACCGCGCCACGATGGGCAGAACCGAGGGCGCAGGGCTGGTGCTGGCACCGGCAGCGGACGCCTTTGCGGCGGAGATACCGCTTTGCGGTACACTGCCCTACTCTGCCACGCTGGGCCGCACAGAAGGTGCCGCGTTGGCCGTGGAGCCTGCGGCGGGTGCCTACCTTGCCGCAAACCCGGAGGCAGGTGCGGGAGACAGGAGCGGCACGGTGCCGCGCATTGCGACGATTGGCTATGCCGGACAGAGCAGCACAGAGATCGCCCCGGAGGTGGGCGCTTACAAGGTTACCCCGGTACGAAGCGGCCAACGGCGCTGCGGATATACCGTGGTGAAAAAATCGTAACGGGAAAGGAGGGGCAAGGAGATGGCATTTTTTACCGAGGATTTCCTGAATGCGAGACGGGCTGACCTGCTGCGCAGCGTGCAGCGGTTCCAGTACCAGATCAACGGCGGAAGCTGGCGGGATGGTGAGATCAACAGCAAAAGCGTTGTGGGAAACGCTGTGATGGTATTCGTGAGCGTGCCGAGTTCCGGCGCGGCGGATACCATTACCGGCGTGCGCGTGTACGACAACAACGACAAGCTGGCAGGCCAGCAGGCCGTGAGCGTGAAGCGGACGAGCGTAAACGCGGCGCTGCTGCGCTTTGTGTTCCCGCTGACGGAAGCCAGCGCGGCAACGAGATGAAAGAGAGGTGAACGACTATGTATGAACGCACATTCTGGCTGGACCATGTAGAGGACCAGAGCGGCGAGGTGATCCAGGAGGGCACGCCGCTGGACCAGGCGCACTTCAACAAAATGGAGGTAGGCATTGAGGACGCGAATCTTGCGCACAAGATCGTGATGATCTTTGCGCGGTGGATCGAGCGCAGGCTTGCCGACATTGAGGGCACCAGCGAAACCCACACCACCGACATTGCCGGGATCAAGGCGAAGGACACGGCGCAGGACGGACGTCTGACGGCGTTGGAAAGCGAGACTGCCGCAGAGGTAAAGGAGGTTACGCTGACCGCCAACAGCAACCCGTGGCCGTTTTGCAACGATGATAAGAACGTGATCCTGACCACCGTGCGCAAGAACACCAACTACACGGTGGATGTGTACATTAAGAGCGCAGCAGGCGGACGGCTGGGCGACATTACCGTGAGCGGCAAGGGCACGAACAGCTTTAAGGTCCGCCACGACGGCAGCGCCAAGACCGTGGTGCTGACTTTGAAAATTACGGGAGGTATGAAGTGATGAAAGTTACCGAACTTAACGAGGGCAAGAAGATCGCCTACGCTGTGAAGAAAACCGTGCTGACGCTGGACGGCGGGCGCATTGCACTGGACTTGCAGAAGTACCAGAAGGATTACCCTGTTACGCTGGACTTTGTGACGGACGGCGAGGGCAACCTGCTGATGAACGCTTTTGAAAGCCTGCGTGCCTATGTGGCGGAGGTTCGCCTGCCTGCCTATGAGACAGAAACCGTGGAGGTTGAGGAAGAGGAGACCGCTGCGGCAGACACCACCCCGGCGGATGAGAAGGACGCAGTTGCACAGGCCGGTGTGACCGGGGAGGCGCAGGATGTCGAGACCGATGTGCAGGGCGAGACGCAGAAAAAGACCGTGACCCGCCGCCTGCCGCTGGACATGAGCAAGGTCGAACTTGACCTGTTTGCCATTGACGGCATTTACATCAACCAGCTGGACGGCGAGTTTTAAGGAGGAATGAGAGATGGCTAACAACTTTGATGCAATGCGCATGGCCGTGCAGGCCGTGTTCCCCACCAATGATGTGCTGATGGACGACAAGGACGAGCCGTCCATCATGGTGTACATCCCGGCGTTCCGCCTGTGTGATGTGCTTTCGACCAGCGACACCAGCGTACACCCGGCGTTCCGCATGAACGGCAAGGAGATCGCGGGCTTCTACATGGGCAAGTACCAGACGAAGCACTACAATGGCCGCGCCTACAGCCTGCCCGCGCAGGACCCCGCCAACAGCCAGAACTACGACCAGTTCCGCCAGCAGGCCGCCGCAAAGGGCGCGGGCTGGCATGAGACGACCAACGCCGAGTGGGCCGCCATTGCGCTGTGGTGCCACAAGAACGGCTGCGAGCCGAAGGGCAACAACAACTACGGCAAGGATACCAGCGAGAGCGGGTACATCGCCATTCCTGCGCCGGGTGTGCAGGACAACAACAAGACCGCCCGTGTGCTGACCGGCACCGGTCCGATCACTTGGAGCCACAACGGCCAGATGGACGGTATTTTTGACATGAACGGCAACGTCTGGGAGTGGGTGCTTGGCCTGCGTCTGGTCAAGGGCGAGTTGCAAATCATTGCGGACAACAATGCCGCCGACAGCTCCTGCGATTCGAGCGCAAGTTCTGCCGCATGGAAAGCCATCAAGGCAAGCGACGGAACCCTGATCACCCCGGACGGGAACGGCACTACCGAGGGTTCCGTCAAGCTGGACTTTATCAGCAACAAGGGCGTGTGGAGCGCCAACATGACGGACCGCAAGGACGAGGGACGCGGTTGCAGCTTCAAGGATGTTACCGCGGATTCTACCGTAGGCGATGCCGCGAAGCTGCTGCTTATGAGCCTTGCGCTGATGCCGGACACCGCGCTGACGGGCACCGGCATTGATGCAACCTACGGCGGTGACTACTTCTACTTCAACAACGGCGCGGATGAGCGGTGCCCGATTCGCGGCGGCAACTGGAGCAATGGCGGCAATGCGGGTGTGTTCGACTTGGGCTTGAGCTATGGTCGCTCGTATGCCCTCTGGTTCGTTGGCGGGCGCTGCGCTTTTGTAAAGCAGTAAGCTGGACCCTGATGCACTGGGGTCTGCGCGATAGCGCAGACACAAACCCCGCGCGGCTTTGAGCCGCGCCGAATTTTACAGGAGGTGTTGACTGTGCCGAGAAATGCCGAGGTGCCGCCCCAGCGGGCGGCTGGCGAAGCACAATACCAACCGTTTTGGCTGCGCGAGAAAACCAAAGAAATGCTGCATTATGGATATAAGCTGACAATGACGTTCCCACGGAAAAGCAAAGAGCTTGCCGATGAAATGCGCCGCACCATGATCAGCATGTACAGAATGACGGTTGAGTTAGATAAGAAGTGCTACAAGAAAACGACCACACAAACGCTGGACGTTGAGCTGGCATGGCTGCGCGAGCTGGTAGTGATGGCAAGTGATAAGGATTTCTACGGTGATAAAATGCAACCGCCCCTTACCATGCACCAGCGGGAAGTGTGGGCGAAAATGAACGATGAAATCGGACGGCTGCTGGGCGGCTACCTAAAGACGCTGAAACAGTAGACGGACGTTTTTCATAAACCGGGAATGTGCTATTTTACGGCGGTGCCCGAATCGCGGCGGCAACTGGAACAATGGCGGCAATGCGGGTGTGTTCAACTTGAACTTGAACAATGGTCGCTCGAATACCAACTGGAACATTGGCGGGCGCTGCGCTTTACGATCAAACACACGCAAGGTGGCGGATGTTCGCGCCGGATATGAGGGCTGCTGCTTACGAGCGGCAGTCGGTGTGTGAACTTAAAGGAGCGCATTTCCGTTCCCGGTGTTGAGCCGGGAAAAAATGTGAATTGCCGGGGAAGCAGAAATGCGACACCCGGCGGAGCGAGAAGTAAAAATTTATGAGTAAGAAGCTCGGAGAGCCGGTAGCGCTGGCACGGGCAGAAGATGGGCACACGGTCATTGGGCCGGGTGCCTTTGCTGTTATGACGGACTTTGCGTGGCTGGAACGGGCGAACCGCAACGCACGCAAGGGAAAGAGATACCGCGAGGAAGTGCGGTATTTCCACCAGAATCTTGACGGCAACCTGCTGGACATACAGCGGGATGCGAGGGCGGGCACCTACCGCACGGGCGGCTACCGGCATTTGTGGGTGCAGGTGCCGAAGAAACGGCTTGTGATGGCGCTGCCATACCGTGACCGCATTGTACAGTGGAGCGTATACCAACTGCTGAACCCGTATTTTGACCGCACGTTTATTGCAGACAGCTACGCTTGCCGCGTAGGCAAAGGGAGCCACAAGGCTGTTGGGCGGCTGCAATACTGGCTGCGGCAGGTGGACAGGAGCATATACCCGGATTGGTACTACCTGAAACTGGATATAAGCAAGTATTTTTACCGCGTAGATCATGCGGTGCTGCTGGAAATACTGGGCAGGCGGATCACGGACCCGGATGTTATGACCCTGCTGGAACGGGTGATCGACAACCCGAACGAGCCGTTTGGACTGCCACCGGGCAAGAAGCCGGAGGACGTGGCGTTTGAAAGCTGGCTGTACAACGTGGGGATGCCGATAGGCAACCTGCTGAGCCAGATGTTCGCCAACATTGTGCTGAACGAGCTTGACCAGTATTGCAAGCACGTCTTGAAGCTGCACTGCTACATACGCTACATGGACGACATACTGGTGCTGGGGCCGGACAAGGAACAGCTACAGCAATGCCGGGATGCCATAGCGGCGTACCTGGGAGCGGTGCTGCACTTGGACCTGAACGCCAAGACCTGCATACGGCCCGTGAGCATGGGCATTGAGTTTGTGGGGCAACGGGTTTGGGCAACGCACGCGGTACTGCGCAAGAGTACGGCGCGGCGGATGAAGCGCGAGGTACGCAAGATCAGCGAGGATGTGCGCGACGGCGTTATTACCCGGCAGGAGTATGAACGGCGGGTGGCAAGCATACGCGGCATGATGGACCACACGAACAGCGGTGCGCTGCGCTGGCGGCTTAACGAGATAACATTGAACATCGTAGGTGAAGAATATGGACAACTGCCTTATGGCCGAGGCGACAGTGATCGAAAAGCTGTGCGCGGTGGTGGAGTTGCAAAGCGAGATCATCCGCGTGCAGCATGATGTGATCCACCAGCTGGGCGGCTATGATCCTACGGAGGAGCAGACCGCACAGGCGGATGCAATGAGCCGGGAGCTGTGCGGGGACATTTTTGATTTGTAGGTTTGACACGAAAGGGGTTGAACGGAATGGAACAGACGGGCATTTTTAAAGGCCGCGTTGAGGTGCGGTATAATTATGGCCGTTTTGGCTGGACCCGCGGCGGCGGGAAAACATGGCATGGCGGCATTGACATTGTGGGACTGGACGACGTGACCATCTATATGCCGTTTTACATGGGTAAAAAGATCACGGGCACTGTTGTGAATGCACGAATTGTGCTGAACAAGAGCAACAGGACGTGGGAGTGGGGCTGGTATGTCTGCGTGAAGCTGGACAAGAACCAGACGCCTGACGCGGTGAACTACCTGTACTTCTGTCATTGTGCATCCCTGCTTGTGAAGCAGGGGCAGAAAGTAAGCAGCGGCGACGCGCTGGCCGTGATGGGAAACAGCGGGAATGCGGCAGACGCAAACCCGCCGTACAAGCACTGCCACCTTGAAACACGCGCCACGGCGACAGGCACAGGCGTTGACCCGACGAACTATGCAGGTGTGCCGAACACCGTAGGCGTATACGGCGGTGCAGACCAGAGCACGGAGCCTGCCGGGAATGTGACCGGCGCCGGCGTTGGGGCAACCATCATCGACGTGTCGAAGCATCAGGGCGACATCGACTGGGCCAAGGTGCCGTACATGGCTATGGTGCGAATCGGATACCGCGGCTACGGTAGCGGCGCACTGTGCAAGGATGAAAAGTTCGACGCCAACCTTGCAGGGGCCAAGGGCAACGGCAAGCTGCTGGGGTTCTACTTTTTCAGTCAGGCCGTGACGGAAGCGGAAGCACGGGCGGAAGCGGAGTTCTGCGCGAAGCTGGCACCGAGCGGCTATCCCCTGTTTTTTGACAGCGAATGGGGGCACACGACAAAGACTGGCGCACACGATGGCCGCGCGGACAGCTTGAGCAAGGCACAGCGCACGGCCTGCGCAAAGACGTTCTGCGAGAGAGCGGCGGAGCTTGGCTTTACGCCGGGTGTGTATACTTTCACATCGTTCGCAACTACGAACATTGACTACGCAGGGCTGTGCGCAACGTGGCCGGGCTGGCTGGCAGATACACGCGCAAACTATGACAAGGTGCTGCAGCGGTACATCCACCAGTATGCGCAAAGCGCAAAAGGTGGTGTGGCAGGCATTGCCACGGAAACGGACCTGAACAAGATCATTAAGGAGCTGCCGAAGATGGACAAGCCTGCCGCAAACACAAAGCAGACCATCAGCCTTGACCCGGTGACGCTGCCGAACGCGGCGGCTATGGAGTTCTACCTGCTGGCGAAGAAGTACGGGCTGGACAACGACAGGTATTACCACGCAAAGTACGCGGACTGACCGCGAAAATGAAGAAACCATTCAAACGATGGCCGCCGAACAAGGCGGGGAGGAAAACGACATGGAAAACAACGACAACATTTTCTTGGTAATCAAGGGTGCTATCGCGGCGGTGGCCGGGATGTACTCGGCTGCATTTGGCGTGGTGGGCTGCCTTGCGCTGGTCTGGGTGGCCTGTATGGCCGTGGACTACATCAGCGGAACCGCTGCTGCCTGCAAGGACGGCGAGTGGAGCAGCGCCGTGGCGCGTGAGGGCATCTATCACAAGGGCGGCATGATCATGGTCGTGCTGGTGGCGGCACTTACAGACATGGCGGTGCGGATGGCGGTTGAGAGCATCCCGGGCATCGGCATTGACTATAAGGCGTTGATCATGCCGGTGGTGCTAGTGTGGTACATTTTTACAGAGCTTGGCTCTATTGTGGAAAACGCGGCGGCTATGGGCGCGAATGTGCCGGAAAAGCTGGTAAAGCTGCTGGCGGCTGGCAAGGCTGCCGTGGAGAAAGACGGCGCGGAGACGGTTATCAATGCGGCACTGACGATCAACAGCAAGAACGGAAAGACTGTGCTGGAAGAAATGGACTATGACGAGCTTGTGGAGCTGGCGTGCCAGATGGGCTTGACGGTGAAGGACGGCGAGAGCCGGGCGGACCTGTTGAGCGAGATCATCAAGTGCGCGGTGGAGCATGAGAGCAAGCAGTAATACGCAATGAGAAAGCCCCGGCGGGCAGTACGGTGTGGAACCGTGCGGCCTGCCGGGGCTTTTGGTATTTGTTGGGGAAAACTTGGAGAGAACTTGGAACGAGTTGAGGCGGGAGCATTTTTTGGGAGGTGACGAAAATGGCGGGGTGGATGCAGCAAAACAGACAAAAATGAAAAAATATACGATGCTGCG